TCAGGACTTTATAATCAACATCTCCATCACACCTTTTTTGTAGCTTTCTTCAACCGTCTCTTGCGTGTGAGAAATAAAGATATCCCCTAATTCCATAATTATTTCGGGTGGAATGTTAACTTTTGTTCGCAGAAGATCCATGAATGCTATGTATCCATTTTCTTTTTCACTCACAAGTATATCGTCACTTATTTCCGACACTCTTTTATCTATACTAGGTTCAAGCCACAAAAATATGTTCTCCATGTTGTATCTCTCCCTATTCTGTAATAGCTAACTTAAGTGACTAACGTTAATTATGCCATATGCAGTGCAGTAAACATCTTGTCAATATAAATTCGCCGTATAAACACTGTAATCAAATGTAGATAAATGTGGTAAAGTAAATATAGAGTTTTTATTAATTAGTTTCTCTCAAGGACTTACCCTACCCGGTAAGTCCTTGTTCCATTTTTTATGATATAATTCTTTACGTAATCACTCCTAACCAAAGGAGATAGAACTGTGGTTAAAGTCTCCAGAGGGAGATGTCTACTTCAGGACTGGTTAGATCTAAAAGGAATGTCTCAGGCTGAATTATCCAGAAGAACTGGTTACGCCGCTAGGATGATATCCTTTTATTGTTCGGGATCTAGACCAATGAGTACTAGTGCGATGTACATTATATCGAGAGTACTCGGCATTCATATGGAATATTTATATGAATGGAAAATGAAGTAGGTTGCGGCAAACGCCGCCCCTCTCGGATATTTTCGGTACCTATAAGTACCGAAAAAGAATACTAATCACCTCACTTCTTATACATCATTAGTTATTCTTCATAACTATTGTAACATTACCACAATGTGTAATATGTCGAATAATATCGAAACTTTATGCGTGATCCTAGTACGGATTTTTCTTGACTTTTACAGTAATGTATGAACAAAAAAAGATCCTAACTAGCATAACTATCTAGTTAGGATCTTTTTTTCAATAGAGGTAACAGATATTCCGCTCTATTTCTTGCTATTGGTGATGTAAATTCAGTACCTCTAAACCTTACGGTATACCCGAACATATCTTTGTCTACCTGATCAATTAAATCCAGATTTATAATATTACCATTGTATGCCGGATAAAAGTAAGGAATAGCATCTTTGCACTTCTGAAGGGTTAAGCCTACAGTATAAACACCTGTTTTAGTGTAGAAACGCGGAACATTATAATTTTTCTTCGGCTCCCACATATCTATGTAAAACACATCGCTAACAGATATAAATTCTCCCTCACCCAACGTATTTAAGTTCAGTATAGGTGCTACCAAAATAGATCTGGTATCCAGTTTCCTTCTTTTCGCTTGTTCAACGATATCATCCAAACTCGACACGGTTTTAATATTAATACCTGTACTCAATTCAGAGTTTCTAAAATATGCTATCCCGCCGTAACTTCCGGTCTTAAAACGACTAACATTCCTTATATTCACCAGATTATTTCCATCGAGAGAACAGAAATCCGGAAAAGCAGCTACGCATTCTTCCATAGTCGTCAAGATGGTAAATGAACCATTTATTGTATGGAACAATGGTGTGTTGTAGTTGCTTTTCGGTTTCCACATTTCTACGCTCATGATATCTTTTTCCGAAAAATGGTGTTGAGAGTTTCCTCTACCATTACCGACTGCGACACCAACAACTAAACGATTATGATGATCCATAAAAACTACTCACTTTTACGCAGTTCTTTAGGAACCGGCATTGCTCCGACAATTGTCTTTCTGCCTTTAGCAGCCTTTAACGCAAAATCAGTTGTCAGTTTAGACAAAATGCGTGCTGTAGATTTCTTCAATTCACACACCCCCTTTCCTAGGGTATATAGGCAGTATCAAAATAGCTTGAACAAAGAAAGAGATTGTTACTATTGAATTCGAAAAACACAGGCTGACTATCACTATTGCAATAGAAGTTAATTTTGACCAATGTTCATTGAATCCGACCGCATTTATATCCTCATAATCATTCGGGGCGTACATCCACATTATGACTAGTGAAATTAATCCTATGGAATATTGAACTGGTTGACTAATTTCAGCCAAAGGTATGAGTCCTGCAGCTAGACCCGTTACGAGAGAACATAGAGTGATTGGAAGGTGAACCCCCCCTGAAAACTTCCGAAGTGCCATAAATGATAGAAGTGCTATCATCGAACTCAATACGTTACTAAAAATATAACCGAAGATTACTGTGGAAATGATACCGAAATAGAGATTAAGTTTGATTCCAATACCATATTCTAATACTTCAACTGACCCTGGACCTTGTGGATCAGCCGACTTTATTTTTATCGCTATATGCCTCGATAGCTTTTCTAATATCATCTTTATCACTCCGACCTGAAAAGTAAAATGAAATTATAAAGGAAATTGCTGCAATTATTAGTAATCCTAATGGATTGGAACTGTATAAAAGAAGCACTGTGACAGAAACAGTTAACAATGAAACTATACTTCCTAAAAGGAGCATCACATTTCTTCTCGTAAGATAGTTTTCTTTTGAAAAAAAATCATGTGGTGGTTTTATAATAAAGGAGAACCCAAAATTGAACTTACTCAACAAGATAGATAGCAACAGTGTAATTGCAATACATGATGTCTGGAAAAAATATAGGTAAAGACCGTTGTTTTCACTTAGAATACCAACATGAATCAGATCCATCCAATCATAAACATAAAAGATGGTCATTTGAATTATCGCGTATGCACATATACCTGCCCCAGCAATGAAAGATGCAATATGTGTCTTTACCTGCATTCCAAATCTTAAAAATAAAACAAACAAAATATATTGTGACGGTAAGTCAATCTTAGGAACATTCAAAAGCATTCGCATTAAATATGAAAAAAGGGCAATGAATATTGCAAATGAGATAATTTTAAAACGATATTCTTTAACTGGTAGCATATAAAGTTTCAAAATTAAAAGTACCGCAGCTGTAGCATCGAAAATACCTAGTAAAATATAAGTTAATGTATCCAACATAGATAAACACCGCCTGAGTTAGTATGTTATACATGATTTATTATAAAGGAGATCTTTTAAAGAAATAGTAGTTTTTCACATTCAGGCGGTTACGTTATTGATTGCATATACTTGCTTCTTCCCTCCCATCTATAGATTTCTAAAATCCTTTTCCCTCCCACATATCCCCGTCGGTATAATTACAATAACCAAATATCGTTATATGGTTATTCTGTTACATTCAATATACACTTTACCTTTTTTATTGTCAACATAAATAACGATATTGCGTTATTTATGTTTTGGTGGTAATTTATTATATAAAGGAGGTTTGCCCTAAATGATCCACATAAGACTGCAAAATATCATTGACGCACGAGGAATAACGCAGAAGGAACTATCTGAAATAACAAAACTTAGACCGACAACTATAAGCGAATTATGTAATAACATCAGAACTTCTATTAACCGGGAACATCTTGAAAAGGTTATGGTGGCACTTGGAATTAAAGATATCGCTGAGATCATTGAATATAAGGAGGAACGATAATTGTGGAAAAGACAATTGAAGAGTGGAAACACTGTTTAATGACAGAAAGCCTTAAGTATGCTCCGAAAGATGCTGATCAACTCGGTGCGCGCATGTGTGTCGAGATTGGGATGCTAATTCAAGCGAATAAAATGGGCAAGTCAGATTTTTCTGAGACAGAGCTTCTTGGAGAAATTGAAAAAATGTATGAAGCCTACTATTTTCTTCAGCCTGTTTATTTCGGGGTACATGATTGCCCAGAGTTATGGTTTGCAAAGAAAGATAAAGAATAGAAATGAGAATCCCCCGTCAGTATAATCACCGACGGGGTTTAATTATTGTATGGGCTTAGGTAGACTAGTGATAAATCTGGCATAACCATTTTTATTCTTAAGAAGGTTCAAACTACGAAAACGTGGAAGTCGTAGAAGATCCTCTAGTTCAAATGGTGATAGTTCATCCTTCAGCTCATTGAAGTTTTTCTTATCGCATCCACTTATGAGCATATATGAAGCATTAGCACTTCTAAGCTCTTCACGGATATATTTTAGTTGGTTTAAATAATGACAACTAATAATGGGCTTAGCTGCAAACTTTGCAAGACGGCTGAGCTTTTCGGTCAAGAACTTTTCTGTATTCTGAACCTGATACAATTCATCGAACACGATATTTACTTTTGTAAGCTTATTACGATCTGGGATATGTTGCCCACGTACCTGGAGAGCCAGCCAAAGTTTTGTAATCCAATACGTTGTGTATACATCCCGTTCACCGTCAGTACTAAACATGGTTTCTGGCATCCGAATTGTAATCAGTTGGTTCTTTTGTAGCTCCTTGGCTAGATCGATATTGCCAGCCGTTGATTTTTTAAGCATCATCTCCATGTAAGTATTAGCTTTAAGTTTATTTAAACGATCAATTACACCAGTGATAAGATGTTCTTTTGTTCCGATCAGTTGCGAAATTGATGTAGTTACCCCATCCTCTTTAAGCTTTATATCCTTGTACTCATCTAGTTCACAAAGGCTGTTGATATACTCAGAAAGGTTTTCTTGCTGTTGTCTCGGGACTTTATCAATAAATGTATGACGCGCCACATGGTCCTGTAGGACGCTGAATACATCCCGTATACTTCCTGTAGACACAAAGACTACAAGGGATGCACTGGTTAGGTATCGCTCCATCTTGGCGCTGAGGCGCGTATCATCAGAGTTAATACTATTGATCAGTGTCATAAGCTGCGTAGTCTGCTTTTTTGCATTGTCATATTGGATAAATGGATCAGTACTAGTGCCCACCTCGTTATATCCCAATCCCTGTATTGTTTTTACATCACCGCAGTTAATTGTAAGAGTTTGATTTCCCGGAAATGAAGCAGCTACTTCTGAACTCAATTCACAGTTTTTAATATAATCAAAAATGACTACGCATTCGCCAGCTGCAATTGCGTCTTTACTCATGTTTCCGATCAATGCCGATTTCCCGGCGCGTGTTGGCCCGATCAAAACAAGAGTTAAATTTTTATACTCACTGTCATTACTGATATAAGCCGCCTGTTCTTTACCTCTATACAAATTGGTACCAATCCGAATAGCCCCCTGCTGCAGATCCTCAGGAACCTCGGTTTCTTGTGTTTCGACCTTATCTATAAAATCATATCGTTCCAAAATGTCACGCCCAGCTAGTGCTATAAAATTCTGTAGTTCTTCTTCACCCACCTTATTTACCGCAGCTCCACGAAAATAAAAATCATTATATCTAGGTTTACTCCTGAGTAATCGAGAAGTAAGCTCGTTGTCTCCACTAACAACATCGAAGCTATGCGTAAGACTTCGCCCATTATTCCTCTGACGTAACCCATCTGAGCTCTCACTCATTACTATTATTTGTGTATTAAGTATTGTTGCTGTTTCCTTTTGTTCTGTGCTAGAGCTAGTTTTTCCGCCCCCATTCAGACGAAGTAGGAGCCCATCAAACGTATTCTCTCGCGCAGCCTTACGTTCACCCCCTATCAGCTCGCTAACCTCACCAGCGATGCCAGCGAGCATAGATACTGCCATCCGTAGTAAGTACCCAATCCCTACCTTATTACGATCTACTGGCATCCCTCTTCGAACTTTATCAATTGTTGCCTTATATGTGCTACGCCAGCTAAATTGAGAGGTCGGCATAAGGTTAAATAGTATTCCTGCTCGATCTCCATCCTCTAACGCTTCAATAACATTTAGTGATGAGTTTAGCCAGTCATTATTTCTCCGATCCACAGTGAGACTAAGAGCATCTTCTTTCTTATAACTCAAATGATACTTTGCAGTTCCAGATTCAAACTTAGGAAGTTCAAAAACTTCCTCGATCGTAACACCTTGCCAAGAATCGCCCATCTTTTCTTTCATCAACCCTAAATGCTGCCGAGGAATAATAAAGTAAAACTCTACTTTTTGTTTTTCTAGATAAATAAAGTACCCGACCTTAGCTGGCAAGGAGTACGACATTGAAACAGGAACAGATAATCGTTGACCTAGCACATGTATAACCCGTTCATCTTCCATCCGGATTGACTCAAAAACATTCTTATATAGGCACCCTATAACCCGAGCCAGCTTGTGAGTGTTATTATTTCGAATACTATTACTGGGCTTCAGCCGCAAGTACACATATTCAGGTTTGATTATTCGCAGGACTTCTCTAAACTTGATTGCCTTCATACGATCACCCCACTAGATACTTAATTAGCGTGTAACCAACAACTAACAAACTGGTCCATCGTTTCCCCTTTTCCCAACCAGCCACGTATAAAATAATAGATAAGCCTCCACCAACCAGTGCAATAGAGTACGATAGATCTACTGCTACATCCTTTAATCCACTAAGAGCCCCTATTACAATCTCCTTCACTGCTTCCCGTGAGTGCTCCTTTAGCCCATCTATAAAAGGATTCATCATCTCACGCTCCCATATCAGCAAACACAACATCTACCTGCTTTAATCCCCAAGGCAGCGCCCATAGAACAACGTATACAAGTAAATATCCCAAGAAGTTTTTCTTAGCAGATTGAACATCTCCTTGAATAGCACTCTGTATTGTATCGATACCGCCTTTCATGATGATTATCCATTTTCCAACGTTGAGTAGTTTCTTATACAACTTGTCTGCTACTGCATCTATACCGGTTGCAGCGTGAGACGTTCCTGGTAAACCTATAAGCAGAAGCAAAGTTATTCCCGCAACCTTGATCAGTGTCTCTTTTTTCATAACGGATTTGGTGATCTTTTCACGGATTTCATCCAAATCAATGAATATGAAAGACTCCTTCAATTGTTTTTTCTCAATGAAAAATTCACCCCAACTTACTGTTTGCAACTTCGACATGTTAATCATCTCCTATTAGGGATGTATACAGCAGGTTTACTTGTTACTGGCTTGCCTTTAGTCTCTGCAGTTAACCATGGCAATGCTCGATCAGACACAACCAGAGGCCTATCAGGTACAACCAATGGCCGTTCAGTAACCGTTGCGCTTTTAGTAGTCCTAATCCCTAGCATCAAACGCAATCCATCTCTAGACAAGCTGCTCACAGTTTTCTTATCCATGTCTTTTACAGCCTCTTTTATATCTGCGTCGAGATCCTTCCGAAGTCGAAATGTAATTGGATCGTTCATCTTGTTTACCTCCTGTAAACGTTGGTATACAAGAGCATACTGAACACTGCTTGGTCAATATTCGCAAAAAATTGTGAAAGATTCGTATAAATTTGCGAAGCTTGGACAAAATAAACCATAAAGGGAGTGATTCTTTTGTGGGGTTTAGGTAAAAAAAGGAGTCCGTTAGGAAAGTGGTTGGACAGAACGGGTTATAATCAAGAGGATTTAGTTAGGCTGTCAAAAGTAAGCCGAAATACAATCAGTAAGTCATGTTCAGATAAGGATTACATTCCATCACCTGCCGTTATGAAGAAAATATTAAAGGCCCTTCGAGAGGTTGATTCCTCTGTCCGGGCCGATCAATTTTGGGATTTGTAGACTTTTTGTATACTTTCCCTATTTGGTCATGCTCTTAACTTTCGCTTCCGCTTCCTTGCGGCTTGCCGCTGCGGTTCTCAGCTGAAAGTTTATTTTTACTATATACCTATGTATAAATGGGGCTAACTATGCCCCCTAATAAGTCGCATTACTAGACCTCAGCATTAATAATATCCGCTAACTTTATCCAGTCCAAATCATCGCCATGACGGAACTTAATCTGTTTAAGCTGCTGATCTACTCTCATGACTATTCCATGGATGGATATGTCCTCATATTCCCCAAATACTGTAAGTGTAACCGGACTACAATCTTCTAGCGATTGAGCTAAAACCTGTGATATCTCAGCTATCGCTTGAGAATCTAAATCAGGCTTGTTACGTACCACCTCCATTAGTGAATCATTAAGTATGCGTTGTTTATGCTCTGGCATAATCATCCGACTTCCCTCCCAAAGTCCATTACCTTCAAGTTTTTTTCTAGCCATATAAAGTCCTCCTAATACATCGTCCAGTAATCAGTGTTACTTCCGTCCATGCCCCAATGTATCTCATGTGTCGCTGTCTCAACTCTTTTGAATCGCGGGTCTGCCCTTTCCCAACCTTCAATTATTATCGCCATCTCAGGCGGCGTGTTTGAATTCCACTCAATATAGTTTTCCTCAACTAACTCCTTTAGAGCTGCTTTAATCGGTACCGGCATGCGACCACTTAGCCGCTCTAACTCCGGTAAACTTGGCATATGAGCGTGATGATTTGCTGAGTGAGTCATAATCATAAGTAATTTCCGCGCAGTATCACTTAACATGCCTTATCACTCTCAATGCCCTTGGAGAACTCTCCTTACGCTCAATAAATCCTTTTTCCTCCAGCACCTGTATATACCTGAAGGCTGTAGATTTAGAAGATAGCCCCATCTCATCCGCAATCTCTTGTACAGTCGGTGAATATTTTAAACGGTCATATAAATTATTAATTGCATTCAGAGCATCGTTTTCTCTTTTAGTTAATTCACTAATGCTGATCAGCTCCTTAAAGAAATTTAAAATCAACCCACAGAAAATAAGAACATTTGTTTGTATTATATACCCAATGCTCAATATTTGGCAATGGAAAAAGATTGCAGAGGTCGCTTCTTTGGTCATGATAATTTATACTGATCTAAAAACATAGAGGTGTCTTATGGATAAGAAGCTTAAACAAAGTTTGAAGGTCGCAGCCGTGAGACGTGAATTAATTGTTATATGGCTCTTAAGTGGGGAGAAGATAAAGGGAATCGCGGAAGTGGCTACCGACCCAGAGCGAGTGAAGATCAATGCGATTGATGGGCCAGTATGGGTACAAATAAATGATGTGGAGAGTATTTCGCGCGTGGTACGACTGAGGGTGGAAGGTGAAACAGATAAATAAAATACCCCGCCGACCAATTAAGGTTGATGGGGTATTTGCTGATTCTTTCCGACTACGCTGATCGGCGCTTCCGATGTAATTCAAAATTATTGTGGGTGGGTAAATTTATAAATATTAAATAAATATCATTTCACATCAGCCTTAAAGTTTTTGAAGAAAGAAATAAGAGCTTTATTCGCCAGTCCCGCATTAACCAGCATAGTTATTACGTTCAATTCGAGCTTAGACTTTTCTGCTGAAGAAGTAATAATTCCGGCATCCTTGGCGGCCAGTATTTCCTTTTCATAGTCCTTCGCATATGTTTCCTTTCCCGAGATATTTAAGCGCTTCTCTAGGGCTGCTATCCGTCCATCTTGTTTCGCAATTACTTGTTCCAGTTCCTCGATTTTACTCATGTCTTCATTCACCTCCTCTTTTAGTCGATCTATAACAGCTGTTGCTTTTGCCATAGCGATCTCTGATGGCTTAATACCAGTTCTCAGCTGAGTAAGCGTTAAGCCAAAGACCATTTGAAAATGAGGGTAGTCCTTAAAGCTAGTCCAATCACCGCCCCATTCGAATCCAAGTGCCTTGGCCTCTTTTACAACCTCCTGCCAATCTGCAATCTGATTGTTATTACCATCCAAGCGCATATCCCACGACACACTTGAGCCATTTGGCAGCAAAAGAGCAAAATCTACAGCCAAGCCAAAATTATGATAGCTATACCCGCCCCGCGCATTGGTGACAACTGCTCCAGGCTTGGTACGACCTTGTGCGTAAAGAGCATCTTGTTCCGCGATAGTTCTTAATCCTTGAGTTATCAAAATAGGTACTCCCCGAGTGTAACAGCGTTCAATTAAAACTGTAGTAGCATCTAGTACCACTGGGTGCAAGCCTATCATTCTCGCAGATGATTTATTCTTTACTTGATCCAGCGTCATCATTATTACTCCCCCCTTTTAGGGTCTGCTTAACTAGTTGATTTCCGTAGACAGCTACAGCAGCACACAAGATTGCTTGCAAGATGCTTTCCGGGGTAAATCCGCGTGTCAAAACCACGATAATAATAGCCATTACTGTTACAATATAAATGATTGTCCAGTCCTGTACGCGCGGTGTCTGCTTAAGTATGTATCCGATCACCCAGCAGACAGTGACAACAAGTAACAACTCAGGATTGATAAAATTAGCTACTGCACTCCATTCCATAACAAACCACCCTTTCTATTCTTCGATTTTGTCTAGCCGCTTGTGCGCCTGCTTGGCGGATTCCTCAACACGCGTTACGCGTTCAACCAGTGCATCGGTTCTTTGCCCCTGTACTCTAACATCTGCCCGTATATCATCGACCCCGCGTTTGATGTACTCAACGTCAGTCCGCAGTACAGCTCCATTTCCAGCTTCTTGTGCTACCTCTTGTTTAAATGCCTTAGTGCGGCCAATCCAACCAAGAGCGATACCACTTAGAGCTGCTGCAACGGATATGATCGGTACAATTGTCGATACTTCCATTATCACGATTCTCCTTTATCTCTATGGAATATCATCGTTTTCCTTCGCTTCAGGTTCTGATTCTTCCCCGACCATTGGTTGCAATGCCGCTAACATCTCACCAACTATATGATCAACTTGCTGCAATATCTCAAATTGTCGCCCGGGGTAAAATTCTAATACTGTTACGATCGCTTCAACTAACTCTTCAGCTGGTCTCGTCAGATCAAGTGCTAATTCAAGTTTTTTTATAATTACCAACTATGTCCCTCCTTCCAGACAAAAGTAAAAGCCCCTCCAAAATTTGGAGAGGCTTTCTTATATTAATCATACATATTAAATGATTCTGATTTACTACTGATATAATAAAGGTATTTTATACATAAACGTCGAACTTTGGGACAAATAACGGGAGGGATTACTCATGGCTAATAACAAGATCAACAGAACTAAAAATTATCTAAACCGATCTGTCGATAAACCATCAGCAAGAATTAAAGGCAGTTTTGTCCCTATACCGCGATCCACATCTTCTGTCCCTGTTCGAAGAGTTGTGAAAGGAGTTTCAAGTGCGGAAAATTAAAAACACCAGTAGTGACATTACATTAAGAACCAAACGATCCGATAAGGGTATTTACCAGCACAAAGGCTCTGTTAGAGGTAGTCCAATGCCACCTACCAGAAGATATTCAGTAGATAAAAGCTCAGCAAGAATTAGTTCCTCAAGCACAATCGAGAAAAAATAATGTCTAGTAGCTTTACCGATCCTATCAATGTCTTTGAAGGATATTATTTCTTAATGTAGAATTTCAGTAAACATAAGGAGGTATTAAATGACCGAAAACAGCAAGGAACAAAAATGGATTTCGTTAAAAGGGTCCGTTGACAAATTGTCTGCAAGAATAACTCAGTTACCACTATCCAGCGCTAAGAGCGTGCCAACTCAAAGCGCAGGTGGTACTTCGAAAGGAGAAAAGAATAATGAACAAAAATAAACCATCAAGCACTACATCTCAAAAACCTACGGTAAGTTCTCCTACAAAACATAATAATTCCGTAGATAAAGGTTCAGCACGTATTATTCAGCCGACACCTCCGAAGAAGTAGCGCTAATATCCCTTAGTTGGGCTTCTTTAATTTCAACTGGATCAAATATTTTTACATAGGTGCCAGACTTTGTATCGTAAAAAATCTGAGAAACCTCGATCTTATGTCTTTTAATTAAATCAGTGAAAAATTCAACATCGTTAAGGTTTAGATAGCGTTCCGGTTCAAAAGTCCGGGACGCTTTATTTATGCATCCAATTATTGATCCATCTTCCTTGCCCATTTTATCTATCTTCCCAATTTCAACGACTTGAGGGTCGCTATTTGTGAATATTTCATCCCAAACAGAAGGCGTTTTTGAAAAATTGGCTATACCTCGCCATTTTCGAATTCTGTTAATTATCTTCATCTGTATCGGATAAAGCCACTTAGCCCAAATTACGCACAATACAAACGTAACCACTGAACTCATGAGTAAAAACATAATGAGGAATGTCAGACTGCCCGACTTATCCTTTAAACCTTGAATTGACCAGATCGCTTCGGCCTTTGATATTTTCTTTGATAGGCCCACTACTCCGTTGTAAAGTAAAAGAGTTGAAAATGACGCAGGCAACCATAGAAGCGCCGAAATTGCTGTGAATTCTCCAGGTGTATGTTTAACGACTGGATTGATTCCAAAAGATTGCAGCCAAAAGTACATTAGAAATCCTGGTAGTATAAATACAATAGTTCCAAGTAAATTATCCATTTCAACACCTCACCTATAAATATTCGCTCTATCCAAAGAAATCCCTTTAGATAGGATTCGTTCGAATAAATAAAGGCCCCTCCATAGGAGAGACCTTCTTAGTTATAGGATATTGTAATTTGTATACTGTATTGCTACGGTTATTGATTAACCTTTAATTTTGCAATAGAGTAAGAGCTTCATCAATTAACTTTACTTGAGCTTCAGCATTCTGAATATCTTGATTCATAGTGTTTAGTTCATTTTTAGTAGTTGTAATGGAATCAAGAACAGCTTCTTTAAACTTCGTCCCACTATCTTTCTCTGCTAGTTCCAAATTTTTTTGATTGATAACCATCTTTTCTTCTAGTTGAAGCTTGTATTTTTGAGATGGGATGATTATTTTGTTCATAAATATGTTTCTGGACTCTTGCAAACTCTCTTTAGACTGACCTAAATATGGATTTGAAGATTTGGTTATAGTATCTGCAATGGTGACAGCGCCTGCCTCTTCTACATTTGTAGTCACTTCAATAGTTTTTCCTTCCACTTTTATCGTAGCCCCCAATGAGTCAGAAATAGCACGCAAGGGAATATGTGACTTACTGTCAACTACAATAGCCTTGTCACTCAATACTTTACCGTTAACATTCACTGTATATTCCCCTGCCACTGTTTTACCGACTAATGATTTTATTTGATCTGCAAATACATTAGAAGAAGCCATGAGAACGGCCCCTATTACAATACCACTTAACATGTATGTCCACTTCTTCATCAATTTCACACTCCCCGATATTGGTATTATTATAATCATAACATCCTAATAGGAGAGTGTCATTATATTAAGTAACTGGGAATGTCCCCCCGCCACTGTTAACATTTGCAGGATTTCCATGGTTATGATTCGGAATCGAGACGCTGTATGAGTGACTATGACCTAAATTTGACTTTCCGCTCAATGCAGACCATAAAGCATTTATTTCTGCTTGTAGTCCTTCGATTGATCCAATTTGAATTCCTTTTACAGATGCATTGCCAAATCTAATCTCTCCGTTAAACGCAATAATAGGACTGTATAAATTCATATAGCTTGGAGCCTCAATGTACAATCCGTCATCAATACCATAAACACCACCTTTGAATATTTCGTGATCATCAAAGTACTCTGTTCCAGCAACACCGTACTTACCATTTTGTGAGATCGATACTCTTATCTTTCCAGATGCATCTACGGATCTGAAACTGTTAACATCCATTTCAACCCGCTGTCCGGAAGCAGCAGTCCTTATAAAAGAACCTGTTATTACTCCACCTTCAATTTCATTTCCTACAAATCGACTAGCCTGAACTAAAGAAGATATCATCGTAGATTGTTCAATTTCTCCTGTGAGTTTTATGGATCTGGCTATTACGTCTCCTGCCATATTTACTTGAAACTTAGCTTCATTGAAATTGGCATGACCTGCTGCCATTCCATGCGTGTTTATTTGCACCACGTTGTTGCCTTCTCCAATTAACATGGATACAAAGTTACCAAATTGTCCTATGACCTGTTCTGCCATCACACCATCAGCTGTTATTGCTGCTCGTAAGGTGTTCCATCCATCTGTAGATATACCGAGCCCTGCTGAAGTCAATCGTACCTGACGTAATGGATTATTTTTGTCTTGTGCAAGGATGCCACCTTCAGGTGGATAAATAAGTTCCGTTTTAGAGTTATTGATATCGTGTACGGCTAATCTAGCGAATTCTTCGAAAATAGCTGCTCGAACTCTTCCACCACTGAAAATGTTATCTACTATCGTTTTGCTTTTATCTAAGTCCGCAATGAGATCATCCATATCACTTGGCATAATATTAGAGATAGTCGCTTGAGCGTGTTTTTCTTTTGTGTATGGATATTCCGTCAGTTCCGTAATCCGCGCTTTTAATTTTACTATCTCCATATCAGGGTCATGACAATAAGCTATATCTCCCAATCCAGGTTTCGGCTCTTCATTGTCGATCTTATAAAGATCAGCGCCATCTGCAGTTACTTCAAAAGCAGGGATTTCTTTTTCCCTTAGTGTACGTCTAGCTGCTTCCAATAGTTGAGAAACTGCTTTTGGTAGGTCAACACTTGCATCAATATCTTGTTCTGTTAATTCTCCATCATAAAAAGGAACGGAGTCACTAGACCAAACAGAAGTATATGGAGAAATAAGATAGTTTACTCGCAATAGCCCATCGACAATTGCCCCAGGAACTGCCTCTAGCAGGAACCTTTCCTCATTCGAGAGAATTGAAGCCGGTTGTCCTATCCAAGTGACACCATCCTTCATTTCGCAAAACAGCCTAGTCACAAGAGAAGTTGTATCATCTTTGAACTGGTCTGAAATAATGTTCTTTTTTATTCTGTATTGTACTCCATCATCTTTCCCTATTTTTTTCTTTAAGTGTATTACAAAATTATCTGGATCTACTTCACACACATACATCTCAATAATTTTATTAAGTGCCTGAAGACAATTCCCCCGCCCGAAATCTTTGACATCAACCAAATCAAACGTATCATCAATCGAAAAAGTGAATCGTTCGCCAGTTGCTAAGGAAATCAAATTTGTTAACTGAGAAATATGAACGCCATATGCTTCATCGATATAGCCAGCATATGGGAATTTATAATCTGCAAGCTTGAACATTATGTGAGTACACATGATTGATGCTGTCAATTTGCGATCTTCTCTTACCCTAGATCGACTGTTAATTACGTAAAATTGGCCGCGTTCATCTTTGATATGACCCTTAAGCTTAATTAAATCTCTGTAATCTTCAGAAATCATCGGCACTGTGAATGACAGCTCATAATCAGAATTAATGCGTCGTTTGCGCTGAATTTCGTTCCTTAATACATCTACTAAAGCCCCAAGTGGCTTCATGTTTTTGTCATAAGACAGTAGATAATCATTCAAAAATATCACCCACTTCTAATAAAGGTATTTGTCTTTATGAGTAACTCGTGTCAAAACAGCTCTAGAACCTTCTGAATCTGTATACGTGATTGTGTTTTCCCCGAAAGCTATTTCTAAAAATTCACCACCGTGTAAGTGAAAAACGTTTTGTCCATTCTTAGTGATTTTCATTTTCTTAGTGTCGATTACAATTCGCTCTGAGGGATTAAACTCTCCAGTGAACGTAAATTCATCCGTATGTGTATATCTGACTCCAGCCTTTAGTTCAGTCTTGAATTCGAACAAGGCAACCATGGAACGCTCTCTCACCATCGTTGCTTCAAGCCCAGTCATAAATTGGAAATCAGCATTATATGTTTGTTCACGAACCATTGTAGCTTCGAATTCCGAAATAAACTCAAACATTGCGGTTATAGCCATGTCTAAATTCATTCTAGAGTCGAATTCAGTCTTAACCTCAAAATCAGCTCCGAATGTTAGTTCTGGAATGTATCCTCCATCAAATACAATACGGTTAAACGCGCCTCCGAACATCATTTCACCTCCTTAGGTCAGGAAAAGTTTCCTTACTTAATAAAAACCCTCGGCTATAATGTCCGAGGGTGTGACTATCTGTATTATTGAACCAGATATCTCTTATGTTGTTCTCTTTTGCGATCTTCAGTGATACGAGCATAACGAAGAGTTGTTTGCGGATCCGAATGACCCATGAGCTCCTGCACTGCAACAAGCTCTGCTCCATTATTCAGTGTAAGCGTGGCGAAAGTGTGCCGTAGCACATGCGGACTGACTTTATCCTGCAACCCAGCCGACCGAGCGATAACAGAAATCTCCCGTTGTATACCACGTTTAGTCAGGCGACGATGAGGTTTACGCTCAGTAACCATGAGTGCTTCGCAATCGTCTGTGCGGATTTTCAGATATTTCATTAGATGATACATAGCCTTAAAACTAAAATATACCTCACGCTCTTTATTACCTTTACCGATTACACGGCAACTCATAGATTGATGATTGATTGCATCACGATCCATGCCATAGACTTCTGATAACCGACAACCAGTAGCATACATTACCTCGATAAAGGCACGTTGCCGAACTGTTTTACAAGCTTCCCGAAGCATTTCAAGTTCTGGAATAGTCAGTGCCTTCGGCATGCGCTTTTCGAGTTTCGGCGTTTTCAGCTTGGCTGATGGGTCACGGGGCAGGATCTCTTCAGATGTTAGCCAACCGAAGAAGCTTTTAAGTACAGACAACTTCTTGCCGATTGTACTCATTTTCAGTTTATCAAACTGTCCCAGGTAAGCTCGAATATCGGCTGCCGTTACAGCGTCTGTGCGCTTGCGTACATGCTTAAAGAATATGTGCAGGTCCAAGGCGTATCCATCCAGCGTTAGAGGGCTCAGCCCCTCCAAACGTTTAGAAGAGAGGAACATCTTAATTTTCTCATCTGAGTCTGGATGTGGTTCATCTTCTTCGATCTTTTGAATATGGTATCTAGCCACTACGGCGGACAATATGGATTTTGTGCGTTCAACCTCTAACTCAGGAAAGGACTCATAGATCACGGCCACGACATCGGACAATAGTTGTTCACTAACATTATTCATGATGACCTCCTATTGTTACGAATTTCGTTATCATATATCCATAATACAACGTTACTATTTACGTAACAATAGGATAATGGTACTATCTTCGTAACAACTTTAAGGAGGCGATACAAGTGATAATTATCAAACTGGTTAGTTTGCTTAAGGAAAAGAATATCTCTCAAAGAGAATTCGCAAGAAGGACCGGAATCCGGCATCCTACCATCAGTGAAATGTGTTTGAACAAAGTCAAATCACTACCAGTAGAGAACCTGGATAAGATATGCGTTGAATTGGACTGTGAATTATCAGATATTATTGAATATAGAAAAGAGCCGCTGGAGTGATCCGGCAGCTCTTTTTTAATCCACATTTTCAGTTGTCCAGTAGTGAATAGTGTGGTCATTATCTTTTTTTAATAGTAAAAAATCCCCAATCCCTATAGAATGGACATGTCGTCGCCATTTAAAGGGAAGGAGGATTTTGCGATTAAACCTAAGTGCGTGGACACCTACTAGCTCTAGCCTGGTTCGCAATCGTTCGCTCTTCGGTGTTCGTGCGATGCAACCACACACTCTTATTATATGCCAGGAGGAGAGGAATGTCATCCAAACAAGCAGTATTTAAGAATATCGATGATACACTAAAAACAGTCGAAATTGCTCTAAAAGATTTAAAGAATGATTTACCAGAACGCAGACATGCTTCAATTAGAAACATTATTACTTTTGGGCGTACCGTCACTTTTGCGATTCAAAAACTAAAATCGCACGTTGATGATTTTGAAACTTGGTACAAGCCAAAACAACAAGAAATGATTGCAAACCCTCTTTTCAAATATTTTAATGAAGTTCGAAACCAGATTATTCATGAAGGTAAACTCGATACAGGTGTATCAGCAAACATTGCCTATTTTAGTACTTTATTTTTACAGTATATGCCGAAACCACCAAACCACACAGGATTCTTTATGGTTGATGAAAATGGAGGTTCGGGCTGGACGATTAAGAACGAGTTCGGCGAAGAAGAGAAGTTCTACATTACGATTGGCAAGGAAGCACTTGATGTTCAGCTTTCATTAATCGGATTGCCTGAGGATCTCCCATATGAAGATACCTCAATTCTAAACTTGTGCACGATTTATTACGATTATCTTAAAAATCTTGTTTCTGAAGCAAAACTACAATTTTCATAATCGTTCCAAACCCTATCGGCGGTAACTGATAGGGTTTTATTGCTATCAAGTACACTTACACTAGTGCGCAGTATGGTCCTTGGCTCCGATATATCCATAAACGTTGATTTATCAGCATTTATAGGCATTTATAAGGGTTAATATCTACTACTGCGCAGCAAGTTCACACTGCAATTTATAGCCTTCAAGCTCCCAAATCTTATTAACTATGCGTTGTTTGCAGATCTCCATCCCCATAGCTGCATCGAAGTTGATAGGATCTACACAGGATGAGGACTCGACAATCACAAAGCCATTGGGCAGCTTACAACTGACTACCGTGGTTTTACCAAATTCTTTAGAAACTTTAATCTCCGAGTTTTCATAGATCGCTTCAACATCTGCTACAGTGATTTTATTTTTACTCATCTTCTTCACTCTCCTATTTTGGTTTGTACAAAATAAAAGAAGCACCCATTATGAGCGCTTCTTTCTGAACTCCTCGATCATCTGTTCTTCTTCGATGAACTCTTTCATTTTCTGCGTTACCCAAGTTGAAATCTTAATGCCCTTCTTCCCGGCGAACCGACAGAACTCTTCATAGACTTCATCTTCAACCGTGATGTTGTGTCTCGATGTGACCAGCATTACCACCTCCTACAAGCATGGTAATATTGTCCAATATACACAGGTGAATATCAATACACATCAATACACACTAGTGAACAGTATGGTCCTATTTTTCAATAATTAAAGGTTACCCGTAGATTCTATTGACCAGGGATGATAAATGTCGGCATAGGAAATTCACGGCGATCGAAGACAGCTTTCTCTACAACTAGCAACATGTCACTTTTTAATACCTCTATTACTTGATAAATAATTCCTCCGTAGTCAATAGTCCGGTCCAACGCGAACATATCAAACATGAGATCGCCTCCATGACTTAAATTCAGGGATATTATAACATATATACCACTTAATAACCTCATGTGGTTGATTTTCACCTACTATAGTAGAAAAGAATCCGATTCAGACTATAAAACTGACTAGTTTCTTTCAATACAGCAATGAACTTTCTTGCAATTAGTTTATTTACATTAGAATTGGGATAAGTTGTATGACCCTTCTGTGTGGATGCTACTTTTCACCTACCCATATCCTCACTTTCCCAGTAGAATATATTTATGTAAAGGGGGTGGAATAATGGAATCGGTAAAATATAGATGTAAAACATGTGGAAATACTCAAACATATCAAGGAATTGTCGTTGAAGGAAATCCTCAAATGACGATTCATTTAGCAAATTCGAACACTATTGTTATGAAGTGTGATGACTGTGGAGCTCAGAATCAAATTTCAAGTTCTGACCTTGTAATTGTAGAAGAATAAGTCCCATTTCAATTACCAACTGTTTCAAATCACTGAGGCCTGAGGGGATCATAGTCTGCGGAGCTGTTGATTTCCCAGCTTCTTATATCAACATTATCACAAGATACTTGGTGTAAACACCGACTTTTATAAATTCTCAGGATTTAGACATCTACTTTCCTCATATCTAAGAGACAATCTAGCCGCAGTATGGTCATATTGTCTTTGTTTACGCTAACCTAACACTAAATACGGCAGGTTTATTCGTAGCTCCACTCCATGTGATTACAAATTCGTTGGTCTGTGTGTTATAGGTGACATTTGATATAGTTCTTTCTACTGGCGTAGCGGCAATATTTTTCCTACTAATTTCACCTAAAAAAGCACTACCGGAGTTATCACTCATGGAACCTTGTATATACTGATACTTAATCACAGATTGTGTATAATTCGACACTGTTATTTCAATAGCTGGATGTTTCCAATACTGTGATGTCTCAATAAATACATCTCTTAATCCCAAAGAAATAACTAGATCATCTAAGTTTATTCTTGTCTCTGTTATGACGTCTGAAGTATAGGTATCTGACGTTCTTCCCAAATAAGAGCTTTTCTTTGGTAAATCGATGAAACTTTCTTTTGAGATAAATTCTACACCATTGAAGATAGTGGTCCCACCTGCTGATTTAATTTTCAATGTATGCCATCCATCACTCACTATTCTTAATGTAGCTAAATTATTTTTTAAAATCATGCGCTTAGAATAATCATTTGCCAGTTTAAGATACGTAATAGAACTTGGTTCTAATTCTGAACCATATGGACTAAATAGTGCACCATCAATACTATTCTGTGGTTGGATTACGCCGAAATCCAATTCTAAAATCATAGATCCGCCAGTTAAATAAGCATAAGGAAGGACAACCAGGTCATCCTTTTCAGCATAAAAGCTATAAATAATTCCTGCTCCATTGGGAATACTCGCTACTATTCCTTTGCTTGCATCCGTTTCATTAGGTGTGTTAGTTGGACTATTTACTGTAAAGCTAGACCCGTTAAAATAAACAATATTATCCATAGTTGGTCTACTTAAAAGTTTAGATCCATTACCCACAAAATTTATATTTTTGAGACCTTCACCTATAAAAACACTTGCCAAACGTGCAGCAAAAACAGAGTAACCAGCGCCATTAAAATGTACCGTGTCTGAATAAATAGAAATAGGATAGTTCTTTGAAAATTTTTCTGCATCAATAACAGGGACGCCATATTTTTCCCCTAACAAATATAGTGAGTTTCTAAATACATCAAGGGCATTTGCTGCAGCGCTTTGCATCTTAGGAGAAGTTAAAATAATAACGGCTTTCCCCCATAAAATTTCACGCACTATAAATTGCTCATACCAATATAAATATTGTTCGATATTGCCTCGTATGTCATCAGGAACCCAGCTTGCATTATAATCATTTGTACCATACATGCAAATGGTTAAATCAGAAGCCTGGTAAGTTTGCCATCTGTAAAACCCTTGTTTAACCCAATCTCCACTATACCCTCGATTTAGTACCGTAACCTTGTTATTGTAGATTTGATTTAAATACTCCTGTAGCTTTTCTGGATATGTTGCACTTGCTATGGTAGTTGTGCTCCCGTTTATTCCAGGTCGAATATCAGAACTTATTAAATCATAGCCATAAGTTAAAGAATCGCCTTTACAAATAATTTTTGTTTCTAATCCATTTCGTAATTTTTGATAAAATTTAGCTAGCAAAATAGCCTGTTGAGATTGTACGTAGTTTAGATCAATTTTTTTACCCGCTTTATAAGTCGTATTAACTATATCCTCAACAAACTGAAATTTCGCTATATCCGCCAACTGCGCATTAGCAGCATCGATCCGAGAGTCAATTTCTGCCTTCTCGGCTTCTAGTCTCTCAGGCAATGAGTCATATCCAATATAGTCTGGACCCGCTCCTGTTCGGGCTGTTTCAACCTCTCCCGCAACATCTAAGATGTTTTTCCGAAATGACTCATGATCTGCTGCCGTAAAATATCGTGCCACTCTTGATGATGTTCCCCAAGGTCTAGCTATCGTTCCTCCAAAACCACGAGTACAACCAGTTAGTGTGTTTCCACTCTTTGCTGTATAAAGAACCGTCTCTGCTGTTTCATCCCAACCTATTGTTATCAAATTCGGTCCTGCTGGGAGAGATGCTCCATTAACTACTGTTATCGTTATTGATGAATTTGTAACATCCGCTGCCAACTCCGTTATTATACTGTTCGCTACAGCTGGGTACATTGGCTGTTGTGCCATTTTCCATACCCTCCTTTCCTAAAAGTGAATGCTATTGTGAGAATCTCACTAGAGTTGACCCAGCGTAAAACTTCGCTTTATCCCCTATGAGGATTGATCTACTTGCTGGTTTTCCATTTACGTCTTGTAATGGTTGTGAAGACATCAAGTTGCCCCCCGTTGCCGCCGTTCTTAAGGCTACGTGTGTCACCATCCCCCAATCAGCAGATGCGATAGGGAAACTAACGTCAATTGCAGATCTGACCGTCATTTTCCCATTCTCTAGTGCGGCAACCGAGAATGTAATAGGTTGACGCTCATATCCTCCACCAGTAACTTCGATTCCAGTATCTGCTTGCGTTGGATCTGACGTATATAGCGCCAAGTACACTGTTGGTGGAGCGCCTAATGCTACGTTTCTAAATGCTGCATTCAGAAATGCTGCAGATAGCCAATTCGATATTTGCATTGCCAATTTGATCATCTCCTAATGTTAGTTTAAAAAATATTCATTGGTTAATTTGAAATTTCGTATTGAATTGCTTCCGATATTCGTAAGAGTGATAACTGGTTCTGATTTTTCATCACCATCAGAGCTAACAAAAAAAACTTCTGGAGAAATGGTAATTGTTGTTTCGAGGATTTTTTCTTCACTTTCTGGGAATGGATTCTCAGCCATGGTTATAGGGATCATTAATTCCCCATCGAAGATAATTTTGGTAATATCCATTGTTCCAGCATACCGACCCCTATAACGTTTGCCTGGTCGATCTGAGAACGTAAATACAATATCCCCCTTACGGATATTAAAAAGAGCCGCCACTTGGGCGACTCTGTTGTGATAGTCTATTGTCGAATCATCAGCCATAACGATGCATTCGAGGTTAAATGTTCGTGGTCCGTAAGTGCTGCCAAAATCTATGGCTCCATCTCGATCTGCGAGTTCTAGTGTATTATCTTTTGTTGGTGGTAATACAGGGATGTTATGAGATTTAAGCCCCAAGCCTATACTCTCAAAGGATACACCGTCAGCTGTTGCTACAACCAATTATTTCGCCCCCGTTCTGGATTGTGCCCTCCGCACAAAGTTGTCTCTTTCGTTCCAAAAAACATTAATATCTGATTTATTCTCAAAATAATTATCTCCTGAGGATAATTCGAAATGGTTGTGGATTTGCTGCGGATTTGATCCACCAAAAGAATTTGTTGCTGATGTGCTAGGCATTGCGAAGCTGAATGAAGGCACTCTAAAGTTCATCAGTTTGAGTAAGTTGTCCTGTTGTCGCTCATTCACAACAATTTCACTTGCATGTGCTTCAATCAATGTGGCTGCTCCACGGGGTCCCTTAACTTTACCGCCTTCAGAAAAGCTTTGAAGTTTTCCAGTGTCTTTATCAATGCCGTATTTATTACGCAACTCCTCATTTCTTGCCGCTAAACGCTCCATTTCTGATTTTTTACCAGCCGCTTTTGCCGCATCCCATGCATCCTTGTTAGAATTGTACTCGATTAAATCCAAATCCTTCTTAGATGTTGTCATTGTTGTAATGGAAGATAAAGAGCCACCTACAGTTGGTGTTAAAGAATTGATCGCGCTCATCTTATGCTGGTAGTCTGAGATAAATTGATCTAGCTGAGCCAATATCTCGGCGTTCTTCTCAGCTTCCTTAAGAACTTGAATGTTTTTCATAATCTCCGAACGATTAGCGGTATCTGATGAAAAACTTTCTAACGCTTGAAGTAACTCATCGTAATGCGTTTTTGTAGATTCGATATCTTTGTCAAAAGATTCCTTCTTGGCGTCCTTTTCATCCTGTAGGGCTTGCTTTTGTTCTTCCAAACTTCTCTTAGCTAAGGTACGCTCATGATCGAGTTGCAGTTTCTCGATGTCCTTTTGAACCTGTTTTCGTTCTGCGATTCCATCCGGTCCCACAGCTGAAGCAAGTAAAGCTAATCTAGCTTGTTTTTCTGCCAACGCACTTTCGTAATCCTGATCTTCATTTAATTCCTGTTGTTTGCTAAGTAAATCATCAATAGCCTTTATTTCAGCGTCCTTCGCGGCAATATAAGCGTCCCGCTCTGCTTCTATTGCTTTTATAGCTGCGTTTTTAGAATCCTCTAACTTTTTCTTGTAGTTCTTTCCGAGTTCATCAACAATCTTCGTTTCCTCTTCTATGAGTTTCTTGCGAAGGGAGTATACTTGTTCATCCGCTTCCATTCGCTGATCAGTTCCTTCTCTATACATACTCTGGATCTTGATCCACTCATTTAGTTCCTCTTTTGTAGTTAGTTCCCCGATGTTTTTCTTGTGATTTACATTCTTCTGAAATTGCGAGAATTCTTCTTCAACTAAACTCTTTTTCTTTTCATAGATTTTTTTCTCTAATGCGAAGTTTTGTTCAGCAGTTCGTGATTTGTCTAGAGACATGCGTTTATATGCATCTAGTTCCATTTGTGCAATCTCAGCTTTTTTCTTCCCAGCCATCTCCATCTTTGTGGATTCTTTATCGATCCAGTTCGTGGAGTTAACATATCGCATCTCATTATATTGCTTTGTCAAATCATAGACTTGTTTTTGTGCTTCAGTCTTTTGTTCCGTAGTCAGGTAGGTCTTGTTTTGTTCCTTGGTATAAAAATCAAGAGAAGCTTTAACCATTTCGATTTCCTGAAGGTTGGCTTGCCGCATGCGCTCAGTCTTCTTTTCTAAGTTGGCCACATCTTCGGTGTACCTTGCATCACTTAAAGCTACGACGTCCCTACTCCATTGCTTTAGCGCATCTTTGTCCTCCGACAAGAACTGCGCGTGCCGTTTCTTTAATTTTTCATATCCAGATACTTGTTGGTCTATGGTCCAATTTTGGCGTTCCGCAACATACTTAAAGTTATCAAGATCGTTCTGATACGCTTCTTTCCTAGCCGCTGCTGCATCCTTTGCTGCTTTTTCAGCAGATTTATCAGCAGCACTTTTGCTTTTACTTTTCTTACTATCCTTGGTCGAACTTACTCCAAAATCAGGATCTTTATAAAGAGCACCTAAAGCTTTTATTTTTTCATCATAAGATTTCGCCTCGGCATCGTATTCAGCAAACAATCCGTCTAATTCACTTTCAGCCTTTGCCTGATCCAATCCTTGCTGCTTAAACTCTGACTTAAAGTACTTTAAGTCATCTCCTGTTGTGGTTACATTATCTGCTGTGATTACCTTAGAACCGTTCACTTTAGCCTTCAGATCAGCAAGACTCTTGATTGCTGCGGCTTCTATTCCATAAGCAGCAAGTCTATCTTCGGTAGCTATTTTAGTATTAAAAGCAGATGTCTTTTCAGCTTCTAGATCACTTATTGCCTTAGCGACTTTTTCTTTTCTTAATTTCTCAAGTGCTCCCTTTTCAAACTCCCATCCATCTGCAGTCTTGTATATTTCAGTAGCTAATTGCGGATATTTTAAGATTAATTCTGCGGCAGCAGATGCATTTAAAGATTGCTCTCCAGAAAGTTCATTCAAGATGCTATTCATTTCACTGATAGCCGTCCCATTTCCATCTATCTGTTCTCGGAGGTCTGCAAGTACTGCCCCCATGTCATTAAGGCTCTCAGAAGATACACCAGCCTTCCCCGCGAGTTGATCAAGACCATCTACTGTTAGTTGGCCCAATTGTACATTAGTATCCGCTAATGATTCTTGCAACTTGTTATGAGCAGTAGTTAGTTCCTCCACCTTTGTTTGAGCATCTTTTTCAGCATTAGTTACCTTAAAAGATACCCCAACTCCATCCTCACGGAGACGAGTAAGTTTTTCTTCTGCTTTACTAAGTTTTTCTCGGGCATTAGACAGTTTTTCGGAATTCTCTGCTAATTGCCCTTCCAAAGATGATTTACTATCAAGCAATACATTCTTTCTAGCTTCATTCTGTTTTGTAATCAGTTGATTTAGCGCGTTAACTTGGATTTTAACAGCTTCGTCTGTGTAATTGGCGGCTTCTAGTTGCTTAGCTCCCTCTTCTCCAAGAGTAATGATCAGAGCTTTAGTAACATCATCCAATTGTTTTTTTACTGTTGATTGCTTCTCAGCTGACATATTTCCAGAATTCATGGATTGTTCTAAAGACTTATGAGCGTTAACCAATTTAGGAAGCAATTCAATTTGACGTTCATATTGGCTAATTATTTGCTGGCTGGAAGAATCTTGGTCCTTCATTGCCTGGGCATGCTCTCTGGTCGCTTTCTCCGCTTTACCACTTTGAAAGACGAATAAAGCAATAGCCCCAACAATGAGAGTGATCCCAGCTGTCCATGCCGCTGTTGTCAACATGGCCGCTCTTGCTGCTGCTGTAAAAGCAACCATTTCTGCTGTAGCTGCTGTTTGTAGTGTCGTGTTCATAGCAATAGCCGTACTCAAGGCAGTCTGAGCTGTCTTCCACTGGGTTAGTAATGGTGACATAAGCTTGTATAACGCAATGAGGCCTGCAATAGAGGCAGTAGCTCCTACCGCTCCCTTGGGAATCTTGGTTAGTCCAATTAATAATTGATCTATTACATCCAAGGAATTCTTAATGGCTGAACGCAGGCCATCATCTCCAGCTTGGTTGAATATCTCTAGTAGCGATGTTTTGGTTTGAGCTGCTTTCCGTGAGATTGTATCCATCTGTACCTTGAGGTATTCCAGAGTTGATCCAGTAGATCCAATGGACGCGGCAGTGCCAAGTAAAATGTCACCCGCATTAAGTGATGCTGCTAATTTTGCGTATTGATATACCCCGCGTGATATATCTGCATAGGATTTAGTTAAGTCATAATTCTTATCGATGACTTTAGTAGAGAGATCCAGTAAGATATCATCTGCTCTACGCCATTGCTCTTTCCCATCTACAATTTCTTTCGTTGCAACACCTAAGTTTTCAATTTCTGCTACCGCTTTATCTGTTCGGATTGTACCAAGGACCGTTTTCCACATGTTCCCGAGGTTTTCACCCGAAAGAGCAGTGTTTCTAACACCCGATGATATCAGTCCATTCATAACATCAAATGAAACGCCTGTCTCAGCAGCAATCTTACCCGTACGTTCGTATGCTGCTCCAAGGTCTTTCGCTGGTGCCATGGTATCATGTGCTACCTTAGACCAGGAATCCAATATGCGCCCACCTAATACCATTGCATCATTAGCGTTATTAATCTGCACTCCGTATTGCGCTAAGGTAGACTCCATACTCTTTGTAGCATCTTCAAGACTCACCATATCTACTGTAGATAGCATGGTGGACTTCCGCACCATTTCCTGAACAACAGCAGCATCCTTGTACATCCGTCCCCACAGACGCGCTGATTCGGTTACATCTGTAATCTCTGAACCAAGATTGTGTGCAGTGTGGAGAAATTTAGTAGTTTCTTCGTTGAGGATTTGAGTATTCATAACCATTTCTTCAGTGCCATTTTTATGTTCAAGGAAGTACTTTTCATTTGTCTGAACATATCCAGCCATATTAGACTCGATATCCACTAAGCCTACTTTCATGGCAGCTTGAACTTCATGGATACCACGATAAACTGTGTTAAAGACCACGGCATGGGCTGCCATTTGTTGTAATCTCGATGCCCACCCTGATGTGGCAGAATTCATTTCTCCAGAAGTGTCAAATATAGAACTTGACGATCCATTTGACTGTGTAGCAGTTTGTTGTATTGCGCGACGAATCTTCTGCTCTTCCTGTAATACTTTCTCACGCATCTGTTCTGCTTTGATTTCCCGAGTTCTTAGTGCCTTAATCCAAAACTGCTCATATTCTGCTGCCTGTTGCTTTGCCTGTTGTCCTTCTCTCTCTGCTAACTGCATGAGCTTTTGGCGAATAGACTGCTCTTCCATTAAAACTCGTTCTCTAGTTCTGTCTGAAGTATTGGAACCTCTTGTAGTTGTTACCTTAAGAGCACTGGCATACGCTTTATTCTGAAGGATTTCCATCCGCTTTTGATGTTCAAGCTCTTGATGTTCTATGGCATCATATCTCTTCTTAATAATTGCTTCCTGAGCAGCAAGCTTCGCATTTACGATCTGATTCGCTTGATCAAGTTGGTTCTTCTTGGTGTTAAGCAATTCAGCTTGTGCCGTACGTTGTTTAATTAATGCCTCTGACTCAGCCATAATCTTTTTACGTCGATCTTCGGATGTCAGAGCCATCTTGTCTGCTGCTGCGGCTAAAGCAGTATAGTTCTTTGTAGTTACGGTAATCTCTGAATTCAATACCTTGAATGTCTCGGCGTTGCCTTTTGCTCCTCGGTCAATGGCCTGAAAGGCTGGGAGCATCTTCGAAGTATCAAGACTAAGCTTCGCCCCAACAACATCTTTATTCATATCTGTCAATGTATTTTCACCCCTTATTGGTGGTCAGGAAATTTTTCCTGAACTAGTGACATGCCATATATACAGAAAAAAAGACCTGCCGCTGATAAACGGAGGTCTCTTATTTATTTTTTTGGAAAGAACCCTAAGTCTGAAAGATACTTGGCCTGCTTCGGCTTTTTGATTCCAACTTCCCCACCGTGCAGAATGACTTCGAATTCTCTATTTTTATTCTTTGCTTTCATAAGTGCACGAATTTTTGGGATCGTCATGTTAATCCATTCGCTATCTGATATCCCATTACTTACGCACAAAGCCCATAAATCAAGCCAATTAGTTTCTTTTTCTTCCTCTTCAACTTCGTCGTTTTCCTCTTCATCTTCTGCATCTGGATCTGGAGGAAAGGACTCATTATAGAAATCGATCTAGGAGAGTATCCAACTCCTTGATGCCTTTATCATCTACTCGCTCATATTCGTCCTCTGATAGACCGTCTACCAAAACCAGATTAAAAGCCTCACGATAAGCCGCTTCAATGGCAGGCCAATCTACCTCATTACGATCTTCTGTCGCTGGCCATTTGTCTCGTCCGATCGAAGTGGAAAACTTGTATGGTGTTATCTTCATTACTTGTCGTACATTACGAATCAACCCAATACTACCGATTTTTACATTTTTAACAATATCTTCAGCTAATCGTACTTCTGAACCAATATTAAGCGTTTCATCAATTTGACTATCCATGAGTATTCCTCCTATAAATGAAAATCCCTCACCTATGAGCGAGGGATTCAATTTTGATATGGTAATTAAGATTAAATACCAAAGATCAATTCTACTGCAACACCATCTGGGTTATCCGCTGAAATGTCTGGTTCCATGATTTCAAGAGTCATAGTGTTTGATGTCGGCTTTTTACGTTCCTGGGAAACGTCCAGTGTTCCACCGCCTAGTGCTTTCCAAATTGTAAGTTGGCATGGCACTGGATTCCCACTTGCATCATCAATAAGTTCAAATCTATGGACCAATTTAAAAGGCTTAGGTCGGCGCTTGCCGCTCAACTTGCTCTTCGTGGAGTCCTCTTTCGTCCATGAAAATGTAACAACTACAACTTTTCCGTTGTTTGTGGCATCAGTTGTAATTTTTCCAGCTGCAGTAATAGAGTATTGAGTTGCAGTAGGGGCTGTTGCAGCTCGTGTTAAAGGCACTAGTTCTCCGGTGTCCGCATCCTTCAAAAACACTTTATCGCTATCCGCAACAAATACCCCGCCGTATTTTACAGGTGCTTTAACTGTGTATCCATCGGTAGCGACTAGAACACCCGTTTCAGTTTCATTGAATTTTACAGTTCCGCGTTCAGTTTCAGCGCCTTGAGAGATTTCAGCCAGAATCGTAGAGAACCGCGGTATTTCGATACTAGCCTTATCCGCCAAATCCTGTGCTGTGTAATGGAAAGCATACCCCGATTCGCCGCCCATAACCTTCTGCCAATCCAGTTGAAGTTGAAGTGATACTTTAGAAATTTTATCATCCAAGTATTTCAATGTTCCATCCGTTTGATAAACGGAAACTGTACCCACACCATCAAATACTAATGGTCTCATGATTAATTTAGCCTCCTTATGGCATAAAAAAAGAACCAGTCAGATTATTTGACTAATTCCCATAATCGCAAATCTATTTCGTTGATACGCTTGTACTCTTCTGTTTCTTCATAACCTTCAATCGGTTGTGCACCCTCACCCATCAAACCTAACTTACTTGCCAACGTTACTTTTTCCTTCACTAGTGCTTCCAATTCTGATGGTTCTTTCTTTAATTTATTTTGTACGGTCAAGTTACTCACCTCAATTCTTGAAGGGCTCTTTTCCAAGCCTTGCCGATTACTTCACCTGTTCCTGCTGTGTGTTGCACTACCTCATGTAATAGCTTAACAGTGCCTTTGTTCATGATCGCTCCCTAATTCATGCGGATATAGTCAATATCGTATATACCTTTATAACCTTTAACGCCGCTGATTCCTGTTGCAAAATCACCGTCATAGGCAAGTACACAAAGGAAGGAATGAAACCCCGGTTGAACAATCTTCTCATCGTGAAGGAGTTTGAACGACCGCTCAAATAGCAGTTTCGCCTCATACCCTGTCTTGCCGTAAAAGTCGATGCAGAACTTCCCTTGAAACACTAGGTGGTTTTGGGAGGCGAACTGCCCTGGCATGATGTATTGGCATAGATGTGGCACGGTCTCTTTCGTGACCGTTATCTCGGGCTCTACGCCCTTAGTAAAGCGCTTGACTACTTCTTCAGGGGTAGGCGAAAGAGTAAGCTTCAATAGCGCCATGAATTCACTATCAGCCATGTGCGTATTCTGAATAGCGTCAATCAGTTGTAGACTCAATCATTCACCTCCGTAAAGTAACGATGGTAAGGAAAGTTTTCGATTACTTCAGCAATGCCTTGAAGAATTCGATTCCTATTTGACTGAATTGCCACTCGTAGGAAAAACGTTGGTGGCGATGGCTTAAACTTTGGGTCTATGTCACCGCGTTCAGCCAATTCTTCTAAATCGACTCCCGCATAACCACCACCTGAGAACCGCATTGTGCCATCAATGCTTTTATAGTTCCCTTGTCCTCGTCCAACAACAACTTTGCTGCTTCGTGATCTCAATCGGTTCCACGCATCACTGTTCATATAGGTAACTAATCCGGGGTTCTGAGTAACATCAGCCATCAAAGATCCTTTGCCGAACTGCTCTAACCAAGCCTGCCAGTAATCAGCTGTAATATCTCCTGAGATCATTTGATTAGCAAGTACGAACATTTCCATTTGCAGCTTGTCACGTACCGCTGGGTAGTAGCGTATGCCACCTTTGGCAGTAAGCAAGACTAACTTAGTAAGTCCGGTAATCTCAATAGCAAGTTTGCTCTCAAGGTCCTTAGTAGCTCTTGCAGCATCATATCCGGTAATCATCGCATATCCTCCGATAACTGTATCTGGTAAAGCCCAGGAAATTGAATATCGTTGATATCATCCACCTGATATGGGCGTCCATTAAATACAATGCGATCTGGTTTGAGCAATTTGGGATCATCAGGACGACGAACATCAACCGTATTTTGCAAACGCACTAGATGCGTTGAAGTCGGTAATAGTCCGGGGTCTTCTTGTCTTAGTTGTCCATTTACATAACGAACGAATGAATGCACTCCCGTTTCAATGTCCAGAAAGTCAGGGTCGCCGATAGGATTGTAATTCCCATCATATTTCTGACTATACCGCTGAATTTTGACAATCATATTCGTCTTTACCATCCCACAATATTTATCACGTTCTGGCGTTGGTCGTTGTGAACAGACAAGGAATGTTTCTCCTGTTTCTATCAATGCTCCTGACACAACTGACGATTCAGGAGCAAATCGACCAATATAGTCTGATTCTCTACCAAATTGAGAAGATCCGCTTGATCCGCGAGACAGTATTACTGCTTCCGGCAGTCCGTTCACTGTACAAGGAGTATGTCGGTGCGAGAAATCATGAAACATACACTCACCTACCTGAATGAACAATACTGATACTCTGACAGTAGATCAGCTATCTCTGGAGTGATCATATTGTTTCCGAAGTATTCAATCGTGGAGTCAACGTCTTTTTTTAACTTAACGTTAGTGTTTGCATTGGCAGATAACTGAGCAATTATCAAACCACAAGCTACTTTTACTTTGTCGGGAATAGGGTCCCATCCACTGGTGTAAGTAACCTCAATTTCCGCATATGGTGCACCAAACTCTGAATTACCACATGTCAAAGAACCGATCTCTTTATCAACGTCCAAGACGCTTAGATCGGTTTCTACAAACCCTGGAGCACCAAAGAAATTGTCACCTGTTATACCGTAAGCAGCTCTACCTTTAACTTCGGTGATATCTTTCACTGGGTAAAATGATAAATGTCCTCGTTGATTCGTCAATGGTATTCGCTCGTTGTAGCTCTTAACGCCGATCTCACGCTTACAGCGTCCGTCAATGATAGCTGATGCTCTAATAATTAAAGGGAGGGTCAGAACCACTCCTGCGGGTACGTAGTCGGTGTCTTCTACAGTTAGATATTGGCTCATTCAATATAACCAGCTTCCCGCAGTTCAGTTGCTGTTACAGAAGAGAAGGACGCTTTGCCATTAACGAAATTAAATACACCCTTTTTAGTGTGTACACTATGGGTCCCTTCTCGTCCAGCTTCCCAACCTTTCAATGTAACAACTTCTGGTTCAAGTTTATCTTCATCAACGTCTGATTTTTCTGTAGTTGGTTTTATCGATTCGGTAGTTGGCGTTGTTTCGGTTGTTTGAGATGCCGCTGCGTCTGATAATGATTGATCTCCACTACTCAGTTCTCCAGCAGAAGATTCTTCATTTTTTTGTTCAGTTCCTTTATTAACTTCGTCTTGAGGTTTTTGTTTTGGCACGTTTATCAGCTCCTTTTAGAGTAAAATAGGCGACCACAAGGGCCGCCATTTGAATTTAGTAGCTACTAGCCGATAGTTGCAATCGTTGGACGAATGATTTTTCCAGCTGCATGCGCATAAGAAGCACCCTTTGCAATCGGGCAACCATATTTAATACCTACGAATTTCATCTGTAGGTCAGATGTCGTACCGAGTTGGAAGACATACGCGTCTTTTTTGCCTACATAGTGATATTCAAGCATCGGCTCTGTCACAATGACAATGCCATAATCTGTTTTAGTTGCATCAGTTGAATTAACTGACGAGGTGATGAATGGTTCCGGGATAATTGGCAAGATTCCTGCTGATGTCATTACAGCTCTGACTTCCAGCCCAGCGACTACTGTTTTGCTTAATCCAGCGATTTGGGTATTGTTGTTTGCTGCTTCACGTTCTTCTTCTTCCAAGTAGTAGTGTGCAATCGGGTCAATATAGATCGCCGTTGGACGTAACTCGAATTTCTCAGAACCAACCATAGCCGCTACTTTAGCACGAATACCCGCTATGATGGAGGCATCAGGAAGAATTTCAAAGGTATTGGTGATTTGCTTTTGAAGACCTACATATTGAAACGTAGTAGGTGTTGCTAGAGCAGTATCATTACCTCTCCATAATCCTTTGCCGTGTGCTAATGTAATTCCGTTGATCATATCGTTAACATCTTTGGCTTGCAATTCGGTGAAGTTTCCTTGTTGTTGACCCAAGGTGATGTCGTAATGACCAAAGTTAGTGGCGTTGGTGAGAGCTTTTACTTTAGCTGATCTTGGTACTCTTGCATTGCTAGTCGCTGTAGAGGTGGGGTTTCGCGGATCAGTAAAAGCACCGCCATTCAATTCTGTTTGCTCGAAGTAAGCCGTAAAGTCGCCTGTAGCCGGAACGTAGTTAATTCGTCCATCGAGAATGGAGTTCCGCTTCATTGCATCAGTAATTTCCTTTTGATATTCGTCTACAACAATTGAACCTGGGGCAATAATCTGTGCTGCTGCCGCCAAGTCGATCCATTGAGTTTGAGAAACACTCATTTTTACACTCTCCTTATAATTACAAATGGTTTTTAATTCGATTTAAGAATTGATAATTTAGGACTGTGTGTTCATTTCACGATGCTTCATTTTCAGTACAATCGATTCCGAAGCACTTAGATTCATACGATCAACTGTCGCGCAGAAAGAGGCATGGTCTGTGCCTTCTCCCTCCTGTAGTTCCTTCCCATATTTAGAAAGCAACTGTGAAGCCGAAAAGGTTTTGCGCTCTGGCTCTGCTGGAGGCGCCCCCTTTGCTTTGAGTTCGGCTAGTTCTTGCTTCAATAATTCAGCCTCATCTTTTGCCGCTTTAAGATCAGCAGCAGCTTTTTCTTCTTCAGTTTTCTGATCTGCCTCACTACTAGCTGCTTTCATGCTCGCCAGATCAGTTTTGATAGTACCTACTTCAGTCACAACGCTTTGCACACTGGCTGTAATGCCTCCCATTGCTTCCTGCAATGATTTCATGCCATCTTCCATGGCTTTGATTTGTTCGGGTGTCATTTCAACATCCTCCTCTATGGATTTATTGTTTCTTGCTGCAAAACTAGTTGTTTTATAAGCGGCAGCATCGGCGAATAGAATCGCAGCGCCAGTACCGCAGAACTCCATGACATCAAGCACGTTTTCCATGTCTGTAGCGTTTTGAACCGAAGCTTCCATTTCAAGCGAAGCGCCGAATTTGTATTCGCTCCAGTTGTATTCAGCCGCTAACCCATTGTAGTAACGAATTGTCGCTACAACATCCGGGAAGTCTTTACCGTAAATGTATCCCTCGACCCAGGCGCATCCTTCCATGGAACGGTAAGCCTTATCGATCACGGCCACTTTGAAACGTGGTTCATGGTCAGCCATTCCTGTTGCGTAATCGATGTTTAGTGCCATTCCTACAAATGTTTGAAGGTATTGGTCACAGACACTTGAAGAGATGCGAATCAGTTTACCGCCTGCCCCTGAGGGCGAACCGTCACTCGGTTGATCAACCGTGAATAATACGCATTTGAATGGCACCTTGTTGGGATGTCCGCCAGAATCAGATAACTTGAAATCCTGAACGCGCATTTTCGAGTTACTCATTTTCAATGTCTTAAGCATTTTGGTTCTCACCCCCCTTCAGGGCATAATAAAAACACCGTTACGTTTGCTCGGTGTTTGTTTCTTCTTTGTTAGGTTTGGCTTCTGGAGGTTCTGGCGGCGGATCTTTCGTAGCTGCGAGTTCTTCCTGTGTTGAGTTGATATCAATAACTTCCAGTTTACTTGGCTGTAATAACACCTCGCCGTGTTGATTTGGAAGTGCTTTCTTACCTCGTTTGTCTCTTACTTCATCTGGGGTATCTACTCTTCGATCTAAATAAATAGCGTCTATGTCCGCTTGGGTCTTCAGGTCTTTTAGGGATGTAGCATAATGGAATTTAAACTCTAGAACGTCACCCATCCCAAACATCCCATCAATGATCTGGTTGTTTATGTGTTCAACTATGTTTTCAGCTATAGATTGTACAGTAGATTCAGTATCTTCATCTTCACTGTCTGCTGTGCTGCGATTAACATCCTTGGTTTGACCTAATTTTTTGGGTGATATATCAAAAGCTAAAGCCACAATTTCGATTAAGAAGCGCTGCCATTCGATGAAAAGCGCCTTATCATCAGTTGCTCCCAAGTCAAGAACGCTAGTACCTTCAAACCCACTTACTATCGGCATCTTCCCTTGGCCCATAACTTCATTAGCCCAGAAATCCATAAACGCATCAGCAGCCTTTGGACTTGAGCTCTTACCGAGGTTCAGTAGCTTTCTCATAAATGTTGACTTGGTTTGTTTCCCTCCAGAACGATGCGTTTCAATAAAATTGGTTGCCGACTCCCATACTACCTCAAGTGGAGAAAGACCAAATGGTGTATTAGTCCGAGGATTCATTCTGATATACATCATTTCAGATGCTTTCAAAGGAATCGTATTACCGCTAACTCGTTGAGCAAATCGATATGAATTTGGCTTTCCGTCCCATTGTGGAAAGAGTTCTACTGTAAAGGTATCTACTGGATACATCCTAAATGGTCTCAGCGGATCTCCTGCCCTTTGTATTTCAGAACTTCCTGCACTGCCTACAAGCATGTCTTCAACGATTTGCTCTAGCCATGAACGAAAGGAGTCTCCAGAGTTTGGCTTGAGTAATGATCGTTCGATTGTCTTGCATATATCTTTATACTTCTCAGTGTCATTCTCATCTATAGCTGCCACAGTCCAGTTCAGCTTAGTGATGCCGTTCTTTATCACATTGATTGCTCTACGTGGTATTGGAGACTCACTCAATGTTCTGAGGTTTGTTGGAGTTCGTTTTGGAACTGGCTGAGCATTTCCACTACGTGTCCACCATCCATATGACTGTGAGTACGCCTCAGTTTGCCGATCCGGTTCATTCTTTGTTCGACCAGCTGCAAGCCAATCTATTAGGATTTGTCTTATACCCAAGGTTTTACCTCCTTTCTTGGACAATAAAAAGAAGGCAGGAAATGTTTCCTGACCTTCTGATTTCGCTCATACTTCTATGAATTAAGAATACCATTGGTTTTATTCGGTGTTACTACGGGATTTGCGTTTAACCAAATGAGAAGTTTGGTTCTTTTTTCTTGAAAAAGATGTATAGATTGCCCTCTAGAATCCCTTCTTCTTTTAACTCTTGGAGTGAAAAGATATGTTTCATATACTTTCCGGTAAACTGAAACTCTTGTGAAGATATCTTAACATCAACTTCAGGCTTTCCAGAAGTTAATACGGTAATGATGTCAGCATAATCTTCTCTCTTCTCTTGATAAAAACAATCTCCGTCTTCTTCGCAATAATTAATCCACATTAAGAATCACCTCTTATTAAATTTAGATTAAGTTCATTTTATCGTAACATCCGAACTATTACGTAGATCTATATACTATAGTTGTACCATTTACTTTCACCGTAATCATAAAATGATATACTTGTTCCATTAACATCACCATTAAAGTGGCATCGTTCTCCGTAATCATACCCTTCGAACTTTTTACCTTTTATATTCAATTCAATATGGTGTTTGTAACCATAGTGATATAGATTGTAATTAGTGTTAGATGAACTTCCAGAAATAGATGCCCTTATTTCGTAGTCGTATACATCTACACTACCATTTTCCACTTTACCATCAATACTTACATGCTTTGAACGGTTATAATCATAAACAGAACTAGATTTTTTCCCAGTGATTAGTCTCGCTGCTATATATGCAACGGCCGATCTCGTATTTTGATTCATAAAAGATCCCTCCTTTCCCTCATTTATACATGAATATACTATATTTGAGAGTTGAAGGATATGATATTTTAAGTGATTAAGTGGAAATAGATCCAAAAGAATATCCGTTGTCACATTCACGATCGTTATAAATCGCATAACGCTTTGAATCCTGAGTATGGTTGTTCTTATCCTCAGGTTCCTCAGTATGTTGACCCGCCTTCTCTTTCCATTTGTAGTTTTCAGTTTCTTTTATTTCATTCTTGCACTCGCGGTTAACATATATGTTTGGTCTTCCTGTACCACACTTGACCTTATAGAGTGTGGATACCTCGCGGATACCTGGTCCTATTGTGTTGTTAGCCTCTCTAACAGGAAGATCATAATTCCGATATGTGCTGATGTATTCCGGTTCTGATGGGTCAGCCCATATTTCATCGAAACTGTATCTGTCATGCATTTCCTTATACCGCTTAACAAGACAATCTTCTAATACACCGTCATTTCCTACTACAAGTACATTGACATGTTGAGCATAAGCCTCCTCAACAATGTAATAGTCCTCGCCTATGCAGCCTATAGCAAGCAAAACAGCTGGATCATTCCATCCGTGGTCCATTCCTCCGATAAATCTACTAAAGGTTATATCTTTTGTGCTCCCATCTGGATAAGTCACTTCGTAAAGATGAATGCTTTGATCAAGACAACGCATATCAACTACGTGGGTTGTACGTTTGAATTCATCATATACTTGTCCGTGGAATACGTTGAACTTCGCTCTGATTTCTCGATCTACATATCGTTCGGGGTAAGTCTCAATCATCCGCTGAATGTTTCGTTGCAGCTCGGGTATAGGATTATCGAGTGAAGTCCAATAGAAATTACGCCATTCTGGATCATTCAGATACTGTTCCTCTTCTAACCCTGCATCGATAAATTGACCTCTTAAAACAATATCCTCAGCAAACCAGTTGATTCCTTCTGGAGTTGTAGTCCATACGCTCCAACCGCCCTTGTCAGCTAATGCATAGGATAGATAACCTGTCCAAGTTTCAGCCTTCATCTTACTAGCCTCATCTAGCCACACTCCGTCTAACCCCTTACCAACTAGTGATTTAGGATTGTCAGCTGACTTAAACTGAATAAGGACCCATCCCTTTAACCAGACTCGGTTCTTGGATAGGTCCCATGATTCAATCATTTCTTCGGGAAGAACATCTGATAGTTCTTCTTGTTGGATTTCAGACATTGCGTAGGTCGGAGATACACACCAATATTCCAGCTTAGGCTTGGGCTTCTTCATTTTTTTGAGGTTCTTTGGTGGCTTATAAGGCATGCCTTTGCCACGCTCAATATCATCAAGAATGTTATCGAAGAATTTCCGCGCTCCTACGTTGGTCTTACCTCCGCGCCGTCCGCAGTTTAATACATTGTTGCGAACTTGACTTTCCATAACCTCTATTTGCTTGGCGTGAGGAGCCCAGCCATCAAAGGGGTCTAGATCAAGGGCGAGTGACATTGGACCACCTCTTTACATTGATCTCAGTTGGCTTGTCGTTTTCCCCGTTTTTCAACTCTTCAATCTGCATCTTGGTTTTCTCGACATCTGCTTGCATCTGTTCAAGCTTCAGACGCCGTTCATCGTTCTCAGGAGCAATTGCAAGAAACTGTTTGATTGCTCCGCGTATTTCACGCATGATAACTGCCTCGGCCTTCATTGCTGCGGCATGCTTATCCCAAGCGAATTGAATCTCCCATTCAGTTTCTTCAACATCCATCTTGTCAGAAGTAGCCAACTTAGATTTTTTAAGCTCTTTTGTCTTATCGTCTTTATCCTGAACAAAGAAGATGCGTTGAGCCCATACGATCTTTTGGAATCCTTTCGTTATGTTGTACCAAATCATGTCGATAGGTTCCATCTGCTGAGCCATCTCCAAGATTTCGAGATATTCGGGGTCTTGCGGTTCAAACTTCCTAAACATTCCGTGTGTAACAGCCTTGTCATTGCCGGGGGGGCCACCCTTACCGCCTTTATTTCCTTTGGCATTCTGATTACCCTTCTTAGCTCCTCGCGGTCTTCCTGTTTCCGGTATATCAGCCCACTTATCTACGCTTTTCCACTTGCGAACCATCGAAGGATTGAGTCCGAGTTCAGCTGCAATTTCACTCAGTTTTTTCTCTCTTCCACTTTTCAACCATATTTTCAACGCTTTCTCACGATTCGGACTTTTCTCTCTTGTCACCTTTATTCACCTCGGCTCTACTACGTATTTGAGTTGGAATTCACATCAAAGGTCTAAATTGGTCAAACGTTGCTAATGAAAATAAGCCTCAGATTTTTCTCAGGCTTCAGAAATAGTTATATTTTACTAATAATTGGTATTTGAATTCACTACAGTATATATTGTATGTCATTCGTAAAGTGCGGATTTCCCTTGATGTGATTTGTTTTGTTCTTTATTCCCCAAATTGAATTCATCATCGCCCTATTATAGTGAATTCATTAGAGCTCAAAGTCCTCTAAAGCATCGTCTAAAGTGTCTTGGAGTAGTCCGACATACCTCAAAGTTATCTTTTCTTCTGAGTGGTTAAAGTGATCCATTAGTAACGCTATGTCTTTCGTTTCGAGGTATAATCTATATCCGAATGTCTTTCTCATTGAGTGGGTACCGATCTCTTCAAGATCAAGCTCTTTAGCAGCGCCTCTAATAATTTTGTAAGCCATGTTTGGTGAAATCGGGTATGCCTTACCTCTTTTACGCTTCCTACTGGGGAACAAATATTCGAAATCCGCTTTGTCTTTGATGTAGGCATCAAGTGCCTTCCGAAGTGATTTGCGGATAAGCACGCTCTTTACCTTCTTGGTCTTTTTTTCAGTTATTGTAATATGCGTCCCCTTTACATCCCGGACTGTCAGGGGAAGAATGTCCGAAATACGAAATCCTGTGTTAATTCCTACAAAAAACATAATGAAGTCACGGATGTTCTTGAAATATAAGTACTTTTTCATAGCATCTAGTTTTTTGGGATCTCGTATTGGTTGTACAAATTTCATTTCATCACCTCCATTTTAGAGTTAAGGAAAGTTTTCCTGGGCAATAAGAAAAAGCGCCTCATAGGGCGCTCCTGGGTGAAGATAAATTTGTTATATGTACATCGTATCACTTGATTATTGCGACAATAGTGCGTAAATATGATTCACGGTATATACTTTATAGTTTTCGAAAGGGAGACATCAATAGATTGCGTGCCATCCATTTCCGGAAACTCAATAGGAAACTGAATATATTGACCGTCATATTCATACGAAAGAGTATATTTATGGGATCTGTTTGCATCAAATCCTATCCATCCAGTCGCACTTTGACCAGGTAATAGACTTATTAAATCCAAATTCTTTTCTCTTTCTCCATCAATCACTCTTGAGTAGTCATGTTCTAACGACGTTTCACCATGTTCATCAGATAATGTAAAGTCTCTTGAATTAACACCCCACTTCCTATCAGATCCAGTATGTTCTATATTAACCTTAAACAGTATTGTAATCTGGTCATTCTCTCCTGAAAATTGAAACTCCGCATAAGCTTCTAATACTGTCACTTCCGCTTTGTAATTTAATGTATCTAAATCCCCTCCATTTATATTAGTACCATCTCCCGAATTAGTACTTTGTACCTGAGTTAACAATGTGTTATTTCCCTCAATATTTTTTACCTCTTTACTTCCGAATTCCGATTCGTTTTTCTGTGAGCTTAGTGTTTCATTTGATTTAGCCTTCTGTATATTATTAAGGAAATTCTGATGATCACGATAATCTTTATACTCTCTATAACCAAGCATAACTGCCGCTATTCCAACCACTGATAACATGCGATACACTGCTTCCCTCTTCAAAAAAAGCCACACTCCCTATATTTGGAATGTACAAATTATATAATATTTATGAAATTATTAGAAGTTATTGAATATGTAGTTATGTTAATTTCACCTTCATTCTTCATATAAAAATCATAAAAACAGTCGAAAATGCTTGGTCTAACACTCATATCAGGAGTGTCCCCTTAGCACGTGCCTCTGTAGAAGGCCATCGACTGTTTTTATTATGCGCCCATGCATACTGAGCGCTAGCTTATGTTGTTAGGCGGTAATTTATATCACGCGGCTACCGCTAATCCGCCATGCCCCGGCTTGGGCAACAATGTGCACCTTTAACGCTTCGGGGTATTCCCCTCTGTGCACTGTCTCCAATTAGTAGTTCGACCCGGTTATTTATTTACGTATCCGGTTCACGTTCTCGATCCATATCTTTAGCCGCTGAGATCACGGTTGCCCAGGAGGTGTTCGGGTATGAGCTGCGGTGTGATGTCCCGTCACAGATTGCCGCAACCAGATATGGAGTAGTACGGAAGCTCTCGCCTCGGTATCTTTATTATATTTGGGGCTTGTTGCTGATACGCTACGGAATTCTAACCTTATAATGTTGATAGGTAAAAAAATACCGCTCAAGGTATCTACCCTTCGCGGATGTTTAGCTGTCTCAATCCTATTTCACCTTCTTTGTTTCGTCCTCTTCCATAATCGATAGTAACGTAATCCAATGTTCCATTGAATAGCAGCGTATTTGCAAGGGATGCAATAACCTTGCGTCGTTTTTCCGCAAATGTAGTAGCTTCGATGCCGTATGCAACAGTTTTATAACCCTTCCGCATGTACTCGACAGCATCCTTGTATCGATATTTTCTTTCTCCTATAAAGAGTAGTTGTACAATCTTATGTTCATGTGGATCGATGATGTTATTAGCTGCGTGCGCTACAGCTTCTGTAACTCGTTTATATAGTAGATAGTTATTATGACGTGTTTCTTTGGCTATGAGCACATTGGCTGGCAAATTTGATATCGAATCACTTGAGCCAAGTCTCTTGACTGCACCTTCAACTCCAGCCATATCAAAATCGTTTAGCCCATTCTCCTGCGGCTGTTTAAGTACAAATTCATAACTATCCACTAATCCCTTTATTGTCCGGTAACTGTTCAGCAACCAAATGGTTTTTCGAATATCTTCATGATCTGCATTTTCGAAAAACTGCACCTGATACACTTGGGAAATCAATTCAACATCATTCTTAGGATTAAAGTCGCTCTCTATTACTGGTAATACTTCAATCATGGATAATTCTCCTCTCTACAGCTGTCTTATATATTTACTGTCAGTATAGAGTGGATTTCATACGGTGTTACTACGGATAATTGATCTTCTGTTATGCCGTAAGCCTCCATGCCTCGGCGCTGGAATTCTACAAAGTCTTCATCGAACAAGTTGAAATCACTAATATCATCGTTTGGCATTCTTATTCACTTCCTTATGTTGATAAGATGGCTGAATAGTATAAATGCGACCGTCCATTGCAATTACTGTTGGAATGCCTTTCTTGTTCTTAATGGTCATTATCTGCGCTTGATATATGTCTCCTGATTTAGTTTCCATTGGCACTCACTTGGAGATCACCCGATTTGATTTTATCTACCAAAACATCGTAAATGTTATACTCGTTCATACCATCATTTCCAATACGGAAATATTCAGAATCCGGGCTATTTAACCACTCTATAAACTTCGCTACATCGATTGTTCCTTGCTGTACTGGTGTGGGTTCAAACATACCGGACTGCAATGAGTCGTTTAGTTCTGCCCATACCTCTGCACGAATCCTTGAATCATCCGTTCCTGCATGACGTTCCATTTGCCAATTATCTAGTATGTGTTGCATGAGTTTGTCTGCTGAGATTAATCGTTCACTCATATTGTTTTGCCCCTCTCTCGATTAATGTTTTCTAAACTCTGATCCCTTGTGCTTTCCACATTTGATGCAAATATGATAGATTCGATCTCCACTGAGATTTTGAAACTTTGATTGTTTCGTATGTGGCTGATAGTCATGTCTGCAAAATAGTTGCTTGATCCAGTTCATTTGTCTTGTTCCTCTCTTTATGGGGAGCAGAAGTTATGTAAACCTTACCCCGGCCCCCACTTCGTTGGGTCTATTCGGTCGCGTCTCGATGGCCTTCGGCCTGATGATTGCATTTGATGCATTTGAAGCTATACTGCGGTAGGACCTCATCGGTCCAAGCAACTGCAGGCTGACCACAGGCGCACCAGAACCGGGTTAAATCGTCCCTCAACTGTACGTGACCGCCCTCACATTGCATTAGCACCACTTCGCCGTGTCCTTGATTTGGAATACCCATCCTCTTCTCCCCCTTATACCTCTATTAGTTCTGGATTATCTATCGCGTTACCAACTACCACGGTTTGGCTCAACTGTCCGTCTGATTCAAGTCTGTGGTATTGGCTAGGATTCCGGGTGAATACCAAGTAAGCGCAATGTTCCTGTACCCATTCAACTTCTCCAATTCCGTTTTCGTCTTCTACCAGATCGTGGCTGTAAACCTCTCGTCCATTCTTGTCAGTAAGCCCGATGAATTGCCCGACCGTTTTCGGATCAACCTGCCATTTGTGCCAGCTTTTATGGTCGATGATGTGCGTATCACCCTCGCTGCTTATTACTAAGCTGCCATACATCCACTCGCCGTTTTTGCGTCTACCGCGAAATTTATTCTCTCTGCCCATCGTGTATCGTCTCCTTTGATTGGGGTCTCAGCCCCCTTATAAGTTAAGTACAGCCAATAATGCTGCTTTACATATGGCTTCAGGCGCAGCATTTGCATAGGCGACATTTTGATTTTTGCCTACGATAACTCGATATTTTAATTCTGAGTGAGAGAATCCAGTTTAGTTAAATGTGACCTGATGCGTCTTGTGTTTTCCTAGCACTTCCCATGCTGCGGATATGTCTGTTGACCAGTCCTTGTCTCCATATACAGCGTGTTTCATTGGATCAAGGTCTGAATATTGGATCACTGAGTAACGGTCCATTTGTGACTTCCAATTTTGTGAGCGTTTATAAGGCTCACTTTCTCCGGGCTTTTGAAAAGCGACTATAAGATAATCACCGCGCTGTTCCGCCCAAGGTATCCAATTAAAAACGTGCTCCTGTATCCACCGATCTAATTTTCTGCCTGATGACTGGTTCAGTATCTCTTCCCTTGTGAGTGTCATTGCGGCTTCACCTTCCCGTAATTGTCATAAGAAACTGATATGCGCCAGATATTCATATCCCAACCTAACGGTACTCTCCGAACCTGAAACATTCTGAAATCCCCTTTCTCCCATCCACTACCGAATACGAATGATAGATACTTTGGCTTTAATGGTGTGCCCCAGCTGAGTGTCATTGGTTATCTCCTTCCTCAACTAAAAATTCGTTTACAATTCCATCGTGTATCTTTGTCCAACTCAAATCATCCCGATTTGTACCCGCATAAAGAGTCACAAACTCTTTTCCTTTCTTTGCGCGAAGGACAACGAAATTACCAGCAGGGAAACCAATCGTCCAGCCTTTTTTCTTAAGCCACGATTCAAATTTAGGCAGATCGTTTCTTGTCATTGCTGTTCGCCATCCTTGTAGGTAATGACCACCTTGTCGCCTTGTATTTCTACACTCACCAACTCGGAATCTGTATCGATCCCATTTTCATCTAAAAATAATGGGACCGGGATAATCACTTGCTGCTTTGTAAAGTTAAATTTCATGAATTTCCTCCTTGGCTTCCAAATCCGGTCTGCACTCTGAACACCATTCATATCCTTCAACGGGAGTGTTTCTTCCACAACGAGCACAAGACTCTTCGTTAAGCCAGTCTGTTCCCTCCTTGGGTGCTGGGGTGATATCAAAGAGATTCCGTCCTGTTGGTTTGAATAGTCTATTTAGCGATGCTTCATAATCTGCTGATTCTTCAGGTGTAAAGTCTCTCATTCTAACGAGTAGCAACTGGTCAACTTTTACTTTCGGATTTGTTCTGAAGTAGAATTGTGGATGATACCCCTTGAAGAATGGTTTACGCTCCATGTCCATCCTCCTTGGTGGGTGTGGGTGCTGGGGTATCTGGGTAAAGGGTGGACATAGCCTCTTGAAGAATTCCGTACATCATCGGAGCTGCGGTATCTCCACTCTGCCATAGGTGATATTCGTTCATTGCCATTTCTATCGTTTCTTTAAGCATCTTGGCTTCTTGGAGCCAGTAGGATGCAATATGTGAACCTAACGCACCCATCATCCGAGATTGAATGTTGGAATCCTCTTTCAGTTGTTCTTCCTGACACATCTCCATATCCTTTTGCCAGTCCCTTTGTGTCATTGGGCTTCCTCCCCTAAAGTTCTTTTGCCAGGACGCACGGGAAATCCGTTCTCTGCGTCAACAGCTCTTGATATGTGTCGAAAAGTTGTTCATTTAACCCATCGCAACGATCGCATCCATCCTCGCAGCAAGGAACCGTTTGTGTTTCAATTTCTTTCGTTGTTAATCGCTTTATGCTAACGGTTATTTCCGTTTCTTCACCTTCCACTAGGTCAGCTACAATCATGTTGTCCAGACTATCCGTTTCCTCCAAATACTGCCCGAAAGCTGCGTCAGCGTCTTTTGCAGCAATCCAGTACTCGTTAACCTTGTATACGTTCATCTCTTATATCCTCCTTGTGGGAGAGGAGGGCTATTAACCCTCTCTGTCCCTGTATCTTTAATCCATTCCCCAAACCTTGTTTTTGCCGCAGCGTAGGCAATAGCTATGCCAGTGACCGCGTTTATTAACGATTTTGTGTCCTAGTAATTTGCAGATGATCTTACGCATAGGTTCATACCTCTTTCTGTGCTATATCTTCGTACTGTGAACTAAGCTTCATCCTCATTCAGCACTTCCGTAGTGTTAAGCACACCTCTTGCATGCTCATATATATTGTCCTGCGACCCACAAACAGGACAAGCCTGCAATGATGAATCAGTATCTGCATCAACTACAAAAAACACATGTGGCTGCTTGTGATCATTAAAAAAGGTATCGTCCAGGCAATCCGATGATTCACACACATAAATAATTCCTTTTCTTTCTGCCTTAAAATAACTCACTTTAATCATCCTCTCTCTTCTGCTCTCCAAGTTCTCATCATTTCAAAAGCTTCATTTCTTCCCTCGCTATTTCCTCGATTCCATGCAGAATCTAAAATCATAACGATATACTCATACTCACCATCATTGAGCTTATCCCCAAATTGCGCCCTGATAATCTCCATACGCTTTGCTATCCAGTCTTCCATTTTCACAATAACCACTCCTTCGCTATATGTGTCTTCTCTTCCTTTGGGAGAGGAGGGATACTCCTACTCCCTTAATGATCTGCGCATTAGTAGATTAGCTGTAACTGTCCAGTAGAATCGGCTATTAAATCAGTTCCGTAATCCTCGTTGATAATTACTTTAAATATCGCTTCAAGTACTTGGACCACGATGCTATTACCAGCAAGAGCATAAAGCGTTGCATTGCGTAGTCCAGGCTTCATTGGAAACTCTTTAAGCATCAAATAAAAGTCCTCATCATCAAAGCCCATTAAACGCCAGCATTCAAGTTCTGTTAAATAGCGGTATTGAGCTTCACCCACTTTAACAACGCCTGCATTTGGGCAACGATCTTGACGTTCCGTGATTGTTGCACAGTAACTATCAATAGTTTCAATAAAGCGATGCTTTTTCTTAGCTGCATCAATCTGCTCTGGTGTAGCTAAGTCCTTCAAGCGACTAATCATCGAAGGAATATTAATCATGTAGCGTTCGTCTGTTATCTTGTCCTCTAAAAATTCATTAATGTGGCGCAATGGTTGTTTTTCTAATCTTGTGAAATCGAAAGCTACATTTCCAAAGATCGAAATACAGAAAACACGTTCTCTCGCTTGCGGTATTCCAAAATCCATTGCATTTAACACTTCGAACGAATTGGTATACCCCAATTTCGCCATCGTTTGCAAATACCCATTGAATATCGGTACCACGCTACGATCTAGCACGCCTTTCACATTTTCCCAAATGACTACTTTAGGCTTCCAGATTAATGCGGCTTTGTCGTCCAGGTTGTCGCCAAGCAGGTCTATAGCTTTGTCTTTTTCCTTTTCTGCCTCTTCTAGTGCAGCCGATAACCGTTCTACCTCAGTCCATGCAGCATCATATCCGATAGTAAGCAGGTTGAATGTGTTCATCATGTCATCAGAAATGAGTTCGTCGTTATCGTGATCTATGTTCTCCTCACGCCACAATTCCCCAATACGTTCATCCAATTCAGTAATAGCTTCTTCTGGCAGCCTAGCAACAGTTACTGAAACTCGTTTAGTCGTCATCCGTGTCATCCTCCTCGTTATATAGATTATCTGGGTGTTGGCGGCTGTGGCGTATATCCTCAAACATGCAAAGGATTGTTGCGTGCTCGGATAGCATGCCGGCGCGCCCAGAGTATTTAAGCCGGTTCAGTTCGTTTCCTCCACCGCGCCGCGGCTTCGTACCATGCTTCTCAATCCTACGGAGCTTCCGGCGCAGATACTGCCGCCGCTTATCCATACCTTGCAGGAGCAACTCAAGTGTTTCTTCAGCCGATCTCATTCCTAATATCCGTTGGATTGACGATCATGGTTTACTTTGTTCTTGGCTGTATAGGCTTCTGCAATCTGCTCGAAGGTAAATCCAAGGCGCTGTTCACCGAGCGAGTAAAAGCAAGCCAGTGCTCCCCTGAAGAAGTGTCGTTGCTCATCTTTGAATCTTTCGTATCCTCCTACCAAAAATTCGCCCCCGATGATCATTCCGACATTGTGCAAAATCTCCGTAAATAGAACAACCGTCTTCAATTCCGCTACATCGTCCGGGATGTATAGGTCATCCGCAGGAAGGTTAAGCTGCCGCGCGATGCTCAGGAAGAAGTGTAGACAGTCTACGTACTCTTCGAGTAGTTTTTGTGGTTGTTTTTTCGGGAAGTGCGGATAATCTTTAAACTCTCCAATGTGTTCATCATGAGCTGCAGCATATTCCACTCGTGTTGATTCCCAGCAATGTTCACACATGTCAGCGCCAGCATCAGCCATAAACGGAGTTGGTCGCGTATAGCTAACTTCTTCTCCGCAATAACTACATTTTTCAAGTGGGAACATCTTCGGTTTCTGTCGGTTGCTCCAGTGCTTGAAGCCACGCCATTCGTTAGCCAATTCCGCAATCTCCACCTGTAGAGCCAGGACTGTGTTAGGCAGCAGGTCTTGACCTTCCAATCCTTTTTCCTTGATGATCCTTGCATCTAGCGCCTTTTGCATTTCATACATTTGATCGAGTGGTAATGTGGATTCCATCCTTTATCTCTCCTTATGGGCTATACCCGATTTTGTTTTAAACTCCCAACTCCCGCATTTCTGCATCCTCTGTAGCATCTAACGTGATTGATGGCATGCCATCCCATAACTCTCGAATCTCATTAGCCTTAGCAATTACTGCTGCTTTTTGCTTTGGTGTTAATACGATATCCATAGCCTCTTGATAATGGTTTTCGGCTTTGGTATAAGCTCGGGTATGCAGTACGTTCATGTACTTCCAAAACTTATTGGTACTCAAGGATTTGATTCGCTGGAAGTGTCTGCGCTGTTCTGTTTCGGTCATTAAACTAATCACCTCACGTTGTTATATGAATCAAGATGTCCGTCGCTTCGCTTTTCTCGACTTAGACTTCCATTCCTTTTCACGTTTCTCGGCTATTTGATCAATCATGTCAGTGACGTGTATTCGAATATATTCACGGCAGTAATCCGAGCTCACACAACAAGTTGTTGCCTCACTGGAGATACAAGCAATAAGATAATCTACCTCTTCTAGCTTCCTGAAAAGTTGTAGCTCGTGTGATTCGAATATCGGTGCCATTTCTCTTTTATTGGTCAGATTCTGCCGATAAGCAGCGTCTCGAACCTTAGCCATTCTACACACTCCTAATCTTCAAAGCGTTCTCCATAACTATATACAGGCACTGGTTCTACAGGTCTTCCTAACGCATCTGCCATCATGCTTGCGAATACTGCCATATCACTATCTTCAAAGGACTGTAGTAGACGCAATTCATTTGATTTGAGATTTCTTCCAGCGGCAGCAGTTAGTAGATCAACAACCGGCTTGATTTGATTTTGTCGTTCTTGCTTCTCACGCTCTTTCTGCTGCTGGATATTCTGTTTGTGGTTGAATTCTTCCCAATCCTTTTCGTCAAACCAGAATCGATCCCCGTATTTGTCTCGAAAAACAGATATCCAGTATTGTAAAGCCTCTTCGTTAGTTTGAACGGCGTCGTGGCAAGGCCAACACAATCTTAATCCGTTAGTCTTAACGCCGCGCCCCTTCCGACCTCTTGGCATTACGTGATGAGTAGTATCGGAATTAGCACTATTACATATAGGACAAATTCCACTTGATTCGGCGATGATTTCAGCAAGTACATCGTCGTTAAACTCACCACGATCTTTTGAGCTTTTGCCTTTTTGGTGATGAGCAAGGATACCTTTCTTCCATTCTGGAACTTCCTTCTTAGCTTTTGTCTTTTGCTGATGTAAACTACTGTAGGATTTCTTTTCTTTAACTTGCTTTTCAGGTTTCCAAAATGTCTGATGTGCCATTGCTCATTCTCACCTCCTATGACTCGATTTTAGTTCTTGGCTAATGCGGTAACGCTGCGTATTTTATGTGATTCGTTCTAGATAACCAGCTTGTTCAAGTGTTCTATAATGCTGTTCTCGCTCAGCTGCTGTGAAATGTATTGGTAATACTGTGTGAGCAGCATAGAATGCTATTGCCTCTCTGATTTCTTGTGGTTGTTCATCTAATTTCGATAGATCGAGATTCTTATTCATTAATGATGGCTCCTTTCATCGCTGAGGAAAATTTTCCTTACTATTCTTCAAAATGAAACGATGTCCAATCTTCACATTTATATACGTTATCGCATTTCGTATATTTACTATGTAACTAAATAATATACGATATCGCATAACGAGTCAATAGATCTTGCTAAAAAATATTCGTTATCGTATAATCAATTTACGAGGTGATAATATGGTTATAGTTAAACCCAATCTAACTCCATTATTAAAAGATATGGGACTTACTCAAATGGATTTATCTGATAAATCCGGTGTACCACAAGGAACGATTAGTCGGTTTGATAAAAATTCTCGACATGAAGCAAATCATTTATTTTCTATCGCTAAAGCTTTAGGTGTTACTATTGAAGAATTATTTATAGTGGAGCAAGAGGAATAACTCCTCTATGCTCCTTTTTCATGTTTTATTACCTTAGTTAGCTTCATATCTGGTGGCATTATGGGCTGTCCGTGATGATCCCAATATGTGTCTGATGGTAATTCTCGATATTTTTGAAGCTCATCTTTATCAAGGAAATACCTTTTATATACGCCATACTCTCCATCTATCGTTTCTACAACTCCAGGATTAAGTTTTTCACTCATGATGTTAAATCCCCCAAAGTTATCAGTTGATGATCTACGATATCTAGTTTTAGTTGATTAGGATCATTTTCAATAGTTTTCAATTGTTCAATTTTCCAAAGTAACCCCGATAACAAACTCTTCTCATGTTCGTCAAGATACTTTTCAATGTCTTCAATTTCTATAATCACTTGTTCTAACATGTCTTACACCTCCGTAGTTCGATATGGGAGTACAATCCTATAATTGCGTTCATCGTCAGTTCCCCTGAAAATAATTGGCGACATTTTCCCAGTGTAAGCAATCGTTAACTCTTTCGAAGTTATTGACTTCACAGCTTCCAAAACATACTTGCAATTAAATGAGAGATTAAACCCTTCACCACTGAAATCTATAAAATCAATAGACTGACTCGTCTTGCCCACGCCTTCAACGGATGCTCTAAGTTCAATGTTTTCGCCGACAACCATTCTTACTATTTTCGACTTCTCCTCATCCGCAATGATCCACACACTTTCCAGAGCCTCTAAAAATTGTTGTCGATCAACTTTAGTTTTAGACAGCCATGTTGTCGGTACAATTCGACTAGTATCAGGATAAACCCCTTCAAGTACCCGTGAGCAAAATATGAAACTAGAAGTCTGAATGATAAGTTTTGAATCTAGCAACTTAATTTTCAGCTTTTCTGTAGGTGCAATTATCTTCATGAGTTCCTTCATTGTTGCGGCTTCAATGATAGTCTGTATATCCTGCATATTCTCAACTGTCCGAGCCGAAGATGAAAACCTATGTCGATCAGTGCTTATTACATGAACTGTGTTTTCACTAAATTTAACAAGCAATCCCATCAGGATCGGCGTCTTCTCTTCTTTAGAAGCAGCAAAGGCAGTTTCCTCTACTAAATCATTCAGCGTTTTCCCGTCAAACTCCACTGATGGTCCTTCTGCGTCTTCAATAAATGCTGGATACTCATCCGAATTCATACTTGGCAAATCATAAGCTCTTTTTCCGTTGGAAATTTTAGTTTCAAGCCCCTTTGACTCAATATCTATAACTCCTTTCATAATTTTTACTATTTCAGTGATTCGTTTCCCCGAAACAGTAATTGAGCCAGGCTCTATTAATTGATAGTCATCATCGCTTATCTTAGTTCGCAATATTCGTGTATCATCACCACCTGTTAAGTAGAGACCTTCTGAAGTGGCTTGGATTAGTATTTCTCCCAGTATTGGGATTAGTGTTTTGGATGAAATAAACTTACTAGCCTGTTCCAAAGGCTTGATTAAGACATGTTTATCAATTGAAATTTTCATGACTAACCTCCTGTGTTATGAGAAGTATCTCTACGTCGATTTCGTCCACCTACATGCAACACCTTAACAAATGGTTCAATCCTGTCCATGATGCGCGTAGCCTTTAGCTCACGCTGTTTAAGATCAATCGGACCTTTCGAGTCTCTTACATTTAAAAAGTGATTGTATAATTCCTTCATACTAAGATTTGAAGTGTAGATTGTGCTCTTTGTCTCCATTCGATTTTGCAATATAGGCCCCATTATTTCATCCCTTGTCCATGATGATAACGTCTCAGCACCTATATCATCCAAGATCAAAACATCCACCGATTTTAAAGCGTCTACTTTAGCTTGTACATCGTTTGTCGCGATAGAGTCCTTAACCTCTCCAAGATAATCTGGAACGTACACCATGAGTACATCAACACCCATTCCAGCTAATTCATTTGCAATCGCACCAGCCACCCTACTTTTACCCACACCCAAGGAACCGTGTAAGTATAGACCTTTGTAGGTGATTCCTTTTTCAAATCCTAAACAGAAGTTAATGCACTCTGCGATTGCAACTCTTCGACTTTGGTCTCTCTCAAGATCCTCGAATGTCGATTCAACAATATGAGCCGGGATATTATGGCTCTTAATTCTGCTTTGATTAGCGATACGCTTCTCATTTGCTAACAGTTTGGAACATTTCCGAAGCCTGAATACTAATGACTTCTGTTTCTCACTCGCTTCTTCATGACTGCTATGTCCAGGGAATTCATTCAGACATCCGTTCAGCCCTGGGCAAGACTGGCAATGATCAAAACAAGATATGTGATTTCCTAGGCTGCTTATGTCCCTATTCAAGTCCACAAATTCAGGATATTGGTTTTTCAACCTCAGGAATTCAGGATGTTTGGCTAAATGATCCACCAACGCGGCCTTTCTTTCCAAAAATCTATCCGGTAGAAGCCTCTTAATCTCTTCCCCCATACCTTTCAATCAGGCACCTCCACGTTTAGACCTCATCAGTTCCAGCATTTCTTGCACCTCTTCCTCGGAAGGGATGTTTTCTTGCGATAAGGTGATCTTGTCTTCGTTTTCGTCTGAGATCGCCGCGCCCTCGTTCTCCTTACTAGTTTCAGCAGCGTGCAGATCATAGATCATTCCACTGCAATAGCTAAGGCTCTTTATTTCTTGCTTACTATGTTTAGGTTTGAATCGATCAAATGACTTGTTGATTCCTTCAAGCACAATTTGGATCGGCACCTTGTTAGCAAGAAGATCGTCAATAACCACTTCATCCTTCATTGTTATCTCTAGGCCTTTACCCCTTCGAGAAAGGTAAAGGCTTGAAATCTGTTTGCGATAATCCAATTCTTCATCTGTCCGGTGGGAGACGGCATCCCCGGCAAGATCGGCATCTTGTTCTGTTTGAATTGGCTTTGATTCATCAGGACCCTTAAAGCAGCAGTTATCTTTATCTTTATCTAGTTCTAAATCTACTTCTATATCTGTTGCGTTACATTCCGTTACTGTAACGTTACTGAAACGTTTCTCAGTCTCAGGTAAAAGCAATCCTTTTTTGCTCTCCCTGTGTTTCTTGACTCTAGCATTAGTCTGTATCCTTACCTTGTCCATTCCGTCAACATTCTGATGCTTTTCCCAGTTGGTTAAGAAGAAAGCGCCGTCCTCAGAAAGCTCAAACATTCCGAATCTCTGAAATGTAGCCAGAGCCATTCTGATTGTTGACAAGGGACGATTCATAATTGACATGAGCATGTCCTCTGTATAAGGAATGGTCTCAGTCAACATGATGTAGCCCCCCATATTGGATCTGCCAGCCAGAGCCAGCAGCTTTACCCATATGACTATGATCGTATCTGCTTCTGGCATCGTTTCGATGAGCTTGATTTTCTCATCATCAAACATATTGACACTTAATTTGATCCATTTTATTTCAGCCATTTCCACACAAACTCCCTTTCTAGGACTTAGTGGCTGCGATTATGATTGACTATCAAAGATCGCTTGTGATAAATTAAAATCATAATATTTTCAAATGTGTTTAATCTGACCGCGTCCCCAAAACGCGGTCATTTTTATGTTCATTTTCCGCAAAGATACTTGTTTTATCTTCAAAAATAGTTCAAGATCCTCGATTTCCTTGTCTAACCAATCTTTTGCAGCATCCAGGATTACAGGGCTTGTCCTAATTCGGCGTAAGGCAGTAAGTCTCCGCCAAGCTTCAAGTCGTTGTCTTGATCGTTCACGAGTCATATATAATCCTCCGGTTGAAAGTTTCTAACGAACTCAATTGCATCATCAAAATCAATCCGTCGTAAGTGACTGTACTTCGCAACACTGAAGTTCTCCTTTAACTTGCTCCATATCATTCTACGGTAGCGCCCAACCATTTCTTTGAACTTCATATCAGAGTCTTTAAAACGATGCTTGGTAAGCTCATTCGATTTTACCCTTACCGCTTGTTGCATCTGATCGCACTCAGCATCTATAAGCGTGACGCTGTCGCGAACCTCTTGTACCATCATTTTCATTTCTTCTTTGTCTTCTGCCATTTCAGTTTTAATCGCTACCATTCCATCAAACAACATTCGCACTGCTGCTCCCTGCTGTTCTGACAACTGCAATTGTTGACCTACAACTGCGAGAATTTCTTGGGTTTCCATTATTGAACCACCTTTCTCCCATTAACTGCTGGACGCATTTGATCAATGAAGGTTTGAAGCATGTCCAAACTTTCGTTAAAACGTTTCTTTTCACTAGTTGAAGCCGATGCTACTGCCCCTAAATTGAGTGTTGAAACCGCAGCCTTTTGAAGAAACTGCTTCACATGAATACTTAATTTAATCGTGTTTGAATCTGCTTCATAACGTAGCTTCTTCATTTGAGCTTGACGTTGTTGTTCATCAAAGTCATCAGGCTGCTGGAGTTTTAATGTTTCTAACTCCTCTTTAACTCGCTTATATCCTTCGTCAAGATCCCTAACCTTTTGAGTTTCAGCTTCAATATCTTTTTTCCACTTCGCATCACGCGCTTTAAGAGTCGCCTGAGCTTCCTTATCTTTCTGGGCGATAAATACCTCATTCTCTTCTTGCTGACGCTCTATGGCTGCGTTGACAGCCTCTTCGAGTTGATCAGCAGGAATAGAGTCTTTATATTGCCTCCGAAGGTTTTCTTTCTCCTTTTCAGCGGCTTCAGCCCGAGCGTTTGCTTCTACAGCAGCTATTTCTGCTGCTTCCATTCGTTCTTTTGTTTGGGTAAAGGCTTTATGTGTACTTATAAGTCCAGCATCAAGTTCTTGAATGATTTCCGGTGTGGCATATTCAGCAACGAACTTCGCCTTATCGTAGTTACGGCCACTGCCAAATCCAGCTTGTTCAGCAACTATATCCCTGACCTGTCCCTTATCGCTCTCAGGTAAACTTTCCTTATCTGGTGAAGACATTCGCTCCTTAGCCTTGATTCGTTCAAGTTCCTCAATCTTCTTGCCATAAGCAATTCGTTCAGAAAAAGTGAAATCTCTTCGATGTTCGTTTTCACTGATTTCAAGTTGTAGGTGATGTGCGCGATCTCTCACCTCCATAACGTTAACTTCGACCTTCTCCATACCCATATGCTGGTGAGCTCTCAAGCGCCGTTCTCCAGCAATTAACTGATAATCCGATGTTACGACAATGGGATTGATCAGACCGTTCTCCGTGATGTCCTGTGCTAATTCCTCTATTCCGATGAATTCTTGCCGGATACGTTCCGTAACTTTGATTTTGCTGATATCAATGAGCAATGTTTTTCTCCTTTCAAAGAGGTGACTTATATTTCTTCGGTCTTTTTTTATGAAAACTATGATTTTGTAATAATCCATCCAATATTTTTTCAAATCTTTTTCTCTTTTCTTAGGGGCTTGTCCACTCATGGAGGCTCTTACGAGCCAACCTCAACCTCTTCGCTGACAATAGGTATCAACTTAGCCGCTCTTTCCAACGCTTTAGCACATAAGTCATAGATAAATTCTTGTACATCAGGTGGAAATTGTTCGATATGCATTGTCACCCCTCCCTGTATATGTGTATGAAGAATGTGATTTAGGACAACCCTAATTTTTATCTAAAACAGCTTGTCTTTGTAGAATTTCGCTAAAAGCGGACTCAGGGCCAAAAAAAATGAAATCTTGCTTCGTATAATAAATACGCTCGATTTCCCATACTTTTTTTTGTGAAATTTTGGTTGAGTCCTCTTCCCATATTCGCAATGTAGCATCGCTAATTCCCAGCATTTTAGCAGCATCTTTCTGAGAAAGACCTAACCTAACTCTTAACGATCTTAATGTATTTTTGAGGTATGCAGGGGTCGCATTCAT